GTGGTGGCAACGTACAGAAAGCGAAGCGGCGGATGGCGCGCCGAGGTGGCAAAGAAAGGCGTTCGAGACTCCGGCACCTTCTCCACCAAGGCCGAGGCGGTGGCCTGGGCGACTCAGCGGGAGGCCGAGATTCTGGCGGGAGTTGGAAGCCCTAAAGGGGCATCGAACTTCACTCTGAAGGAGGCGCTGGAGAAATACAAGGATGAAGTCTCACCCACTAAGGCCGGCAAACGCTGGGAAGAGATCCGACTCGACAAGCTGGTCAATGACTTGGAATTCGTCGGCGAGCGCATCTGTGATATCGGCGCCGATCAGATCGCAGCATGGCGCGATCACCGATTGAAGTCGGTGGCCACGTCGTCTGTGCGTCGCGAAATGACGTTGCTGTCGAGCGTGTTCGAGCAGGCGCGCCGGGAGTGGAGATGGTGCCCGACCAACCCTGTTCGCGAGGTGCGGCGCCCGAAGAGCCGGCCGCCGCGGGACAGGCGCATTTCGGCTGCCGAGGAAGCCCTGATCCTTGAGGGGCTTGGGTATCAGGAGGGGGTAGCGCCGACCGGCAAGATGCAGGAGCTTGCCTACGCTTTTCTGATCGCCCTGGAGACGGCTATGCGGCAGGGCGAGATCCTCGGCCTCGTTGCTGCTCGGGTCCACTTGAGGGCCCGCTACGTCGAACTTGACAAGACGAAGAACGGCGATGCCCGTAAGGTGCCGCTCAGTTCCCGTGCGGTAACCTTGCTCCAAATTCTGGTAGATGCTGCTGGGAAGCGCCAGAACCTGTTTACGCTGACGTCCGGCTCGGCCGATACCCTCTTTCGAAAGGTGCGGGACAGACAGAAAATCGACGGGCTGAACTTCCACGACACCCGTCACGAAGCCACCACCAGGCTCGCCAGGAAGCTTGATGTGCTCGACCTGGCCCGGATGACGGGACACCGCGACCCCCGGTCGCTCATGATCTACTACAATGCGACTGCAACAGAGGTGGCGAGCCGCTTGGGCTGAGCCTTCGGTCGGTGCAGGTCAGTTCTTTTCGTGGCATTATGATGGCGTTTCAGGACACGGAGGTCGGTATGCGTATACTCGTTATTGCAGCGCTGTTGATCACCCTGGCTGGCTGCGCCAGCAACGGAACGCCGATTGAACAGGATGACGTCCGCCAGATCGTTCAAGGTCAAACCACCTACGACCAGATGCTGGAGCGGTTCGGAAACCCGCTTTCCCAGTCTTTCGACTCCGAAGGAAATCTCCAAGCGATTTGGTTCTACGTCTATGTCGGGCCTTTTGGAACTGGCATGGAGCAGCAGAACCTCACGGTCCTTTTCGACAAGGAAAACAGGGTCAAGCGATACGTGATGACCAACGGCCGACCCGGGAAGCGCTGAGGTGTTCGTCTGGCGGGGCGGAGATCTGTAGTAGAGAGACCTACATCCAGCCCAGAATACTGCTTGTCTGGAACGCGCAAAGAGTCTGATGGGAACCTGAGGTTCAAGGAGAGAAACGATGGTCGACTGGCACGCTGAATTTGGGGAAAGCCGAATTTTCCACGAGAAGCGCATAGACCGAAGGTCTGTTGATGCGCTCGCAGGACTGGCGGCTGGGATCACTGCTGATGGGCATATCAATCAGCAGGAGGCCGAGTTCCTACAGGATTGGATCGCTACGAACCTGGTCCATCTTGACGATCCAGTGACCAACCTCCTCTACAGGAGGCTCTCAGACATGCTTTCAGATGGTGTGTTGGACGCTGATGAGTCTGCCGAACTGCTTGAGATTCTTAGAGGCTTTGGTGGCCTCTCTGCTTCCAAGCCGAAACCAAGCGACAATGCCTTTACTCCATCGAACGCTCTTCCGCTCAACAATCCAGCTCCCAAGCTTGAGTGGTCGGGCCATCTCTACGTTTTCACTGGCGTCATGGTCTACGGCCCCAGAAAGCATTGCGAAGAGATCGTCGTCAACCGCGGCGGGGGAATAGCCTCAGGCATCAGCAAAAAGGTGCACTACCTGGTCGTCGGCGAGATAGGCAACGAGCAGTGGCTACACAGCACCTACGGAACCAAGATCAAGCGAGCTGTCGAGTTGCGTGAGGAAGGCCATCCCATCGCGATCATCAGCGAGAAGCACTGGCAAGCCTCGATGTTCAACCTGGTCTAGGTGAGGCGCAGCGTCATCGCATATGGGCCGCAGACTCACAAGCACCGCATCATAGGCAAGGTCATCTGGAGGGGTGGGGATCTGTAGCTATAGGCAGATCATGGGGGAGTGACGGCCCCTGGGGCGTCGGCGACACGGCGGGGCGGTGCATGCGCGTGCAATCGATTGCACCAAGCATGTTCCACGAGCTGGGCTAAGCTCCACGCAGAGGGCTAAATCAGCCGATTCCTGCGCATGGCATGATTTTTGACGCCTTCCATTTGTCACCTTTGGACTCCATATTATCCAAAGGTGAGATCGACGCATTGACAGACACATCACTGCGTCGATAATCGCGCTTCCTCTATTGAATGGAGGGCCACACATGAAGGATAGGAAATTGCTGAAAAATCTCCTGAGGAGCAGATACCTGCACGCCATGGGCAGTGCGATGGAAATCGCACCTGCGGGTGACTATCGCCACCACCTTCCCACTGGCTCAGCAGAAGAACGCATCGGTAGCTATTGGAAAGCAACAGGCCGCTATCTGGAATTCGCCGTAGAAGAGCATGGAAAAGAGCAGCAGCCAGTCGAATAAAGGTGCAACCTCTCAAGAAAACAACGCCCTGCCGGCAGCCGGAGATCTGGGTAAGATTCTTCAGGCTGCCGTCAGCCCTAAGGGCGAGCTAACTCCCCAGCAGCAGGATGCTCTTGAAGGCGTTCTTGAGAAAATCGCAAGCAAACAACCCGGGCTTGTCGCTCAAGCCGTTATCCGTCAAGAAGTGTTCAGCGGGCCAATTCCACACCCGCAAATCCTGAACGGATACGACGAGAAGACCAGAGCCCAAATTCTCGAGATGGCTGCAAAAGAGCAATCTCATACTCATGAGATACGCAAAACGGGGCTGTCAGGCGAAATAAAAAAGGACAAGCGCGGCCAGACCTTTGGTTTAGTCGTTGCCGTAACCGGCCTTCTCACGGCTGGCTGGGTTGCTCAGTACAGCGCTGTAGCAGCATCAATCATAGGCTCCCTTGACCTTGTGACAATGGTGGCAATTTTTGCCGTTCCCAGAGCCTTCGAAATGATGATGGCTGTTCGTGCTCAAAAAGCTCAAGAAGAGCAGCAGGCAGCCACTAAAAAACCACCTAACAAACCTAAAAGAAAATAATCAAGCCCCGCACCTGCGGGGCTTTCGTCCCTGCCCGCCTTTGACAGATTCCCCCCGCCGGCCTGGGAAAGCAGCAGTCAGGCACGGGGCGCACCTCGACTCCAGTGCGGCCTTTTCACATCAACCGCGCATTTGATACATTGAGGCGTCCTTGAAGGCACAACACCGAAAGGACCAGGCCGCGCCGGAACCTTCCCCGGGGCGGCCTTTTCGTTCCTCCCTGCCCCTCTCGCCATGGCCTACTCTGAAGCATCTCGCCCAGGAGTTTCCAATGACCAACTCTCCTCTCCCCGTCCGCTCTATCGCCTCAATCTGAAAATCAACGCCATCGGCTCGGCCGTCGAAGAGTTGGCGATCTGGGGCGAGCAGCAAGGATCGACCGAAACCTCCGATGCCGTGAAGCCCCACCTGGATACGCTGATCGAGAATGCGGATTTCATTTCGAAGCGTTGGTGGAACTGGCTGTCCAGGAGATTGGGCCAGAGCCGAGGTAGCTTAACTGTACAGAAAGCCAGCATTGAATCTAGTGCCACTATTCGCTACAGTCTGCCGTACGCCAATGACGCACGAAGAAGCGGATGATCTTCATCGAAACGCCAGTCTTCACGAAGCGGATTCTCGCGCTGGTAGACGACGAGACCTATCGCAAGCTTCAGGAAGACCTAACGCTCCACCCTGACGCCGGAGTGGTCATTGAAGGCACGGGTGGCGTGCGCAAGATTCGCATTGCAGCCAATGGCCACGGGAAAAGAGGCGGCGCCCGGGTCATCTACTACCATTTCACATCCGCCTCTCAAATTGCATTCCTGCTGGCCTATGACAAGGCATCGCAGGAAGATCTGACTGCCGATCAGAAAAAGATGCTTCGGCAGATCGTTGAGAACTGGAGATAGCCATGGACAAAGAACTCTTCGCTGAACTGGTCGAAAGCGTGACCCAGATGGACGAGATCGTGCGTGGCGAACGTCAACCTTCCCGCGAGTTCCACGTCGACGCGGTGAAGGTCAAAGAAATCCGACGCGCTACTGGCCTGTCCCAGGCCAAATTCGCCCGAAAGATCGATGTTGCTGTTGGAACCCTGCGCAATTGGGAGCAAGGGCGCCGCGATCCCGAGGGGCCTGCTCGCGCCCTGCTCCGGGCCATTGACAATGATCCGGTTCATGTTCTGGCTGCGCTGAATGGTGGCCCGCGAGAAAGCTAACTACTCCGCCCTACCAGAGCCCGGCACAGCGCCGGGCTTTTCATTTCTGCCTGCTTAAGCCTAACGCCTTCGTCCTTTCGGCAGCTTACTGCTGTTCTGTCTAGCCCACCTTTTCACGTCTACCGCAAACCACCTTTTGGACGCCTTGACCGTCCCGCACGGCTGTAGCGGGTCAGGGAAGTCCGAACGAGTTACCACGCGACCTTCAATCGTGGCCGGCGACAGCTTGAGGTACTCGCCGATTTCTTTCGTGGTCCAGAGTTCGTCCTCCGGAGCCACTTTCGGGCCGCGCAGGTGTGCCAGCAGGTCGCGGATGGCGCCGGCCAGGTCCTGTTCAGGGGCCTGGTGATTCTCTTCGATCATTTCTCACTCCTCACGTTGCGCACTACGACCAGGCGCCGCGGTGCTTCGTGGCGCCCGCGGGCAACCAACTCAGCGTCAACCACCTCGACCGGTTCTTCCAGGCACACCTTCTCCAGGGCCTTGATCGCAGATCGGATGTACTTCGGTATGGCTGCTGATTTCTGGTAGTGCTCGAGCAACCTCCGCTTACCGTCTTCCGACACGCCCTGGAAGTGGTCGAGCGCCTCTTTGGTGGCGGTGACGATTTCCTCGGGCTCTGCCCCCACCTCGCAGCGAACCCAACCGATCAGGCGGCGCAGGTGGTTCATTTCGGCCCGGGTCAGCCGGCGCGCGGTCATCTGCCTACTCACGCCCTACCTCCGGTTTCCGTTCGATCACGCGCATCGATCCGTCTCGGCAGTGCAGCGTCAGCGCGGCCCGCCTCGTCTCGATCGTTCCGTCGTTGCGGATCACGGTCTGTGGTACACCGTAAAGTGGCCCGCCGGGTGCGAACGGATCGGGTAGAGCCTCGGGGTTCTCCTCTGCGAATCGCAGCATCTCGGCTATGATGCAGTTGAACAGTGGGCCGTCCTTCAGGTCCGCCTCTCGCCTTCCGCTGAAAGCATTCGAGCTGTCCTCAAGGCCTTCGACGAAGGCGATGTGATTGAGCATCTGCCCAGGCTTGGCGCCTTGGATGGCGGCGCGGTGGACCGGATTGACGCCGAGGGCATCGCAGATGCGATCGACTCCAATCTCTCCCTCGATCCACCTCTCGGCCTGCAGGAGCCAGGCGCCAAGGGCGGCTTGGGCTTTCTCGTGGTAGCTGCTGGATGTTTTCCGAAACTCCTTCGCCTGTTCCAACTGGGCCCTGGTGAATGGAAGGCCATTCCTTGCCTCCTTGATCTTTCGATCAGCGCAGGTCCTGTCGGCCTCCCAGCCGAACTGGTACTGCCTGGCCATGCGACGCGCGACCAGGAGGCGGGTGAGCGCGGAGAGGTCTGGCTTGTCCCAGATGTTGAGCAGACGCTTCAGGTTCTCGTAGGTCATCAGCATGATGGCGGCTCCTTGTCCACGCCCATCCTATGGAGTAGACGTTCCTTGCAGAGCTGTTCTTGAAGGCGTTGGATCTCGCAGGTGTAACTCTTCGCAGTCCGCAGCGAGCCGAGCGCGTATCCGACGTAGAGGCCGCCCGCGCACCAGAGGATGCAGAGGAGTAGTGTTCCGATCATGGCTGGCGCCCCTTGTTCGTGTCGCAGATCCGCAGGTCGACGCCGCAGGCCTGGACCAGTTCGGTCAACTCGCCGAGCTTGGTGTTGGGGGTCTGCATCGCCTGGCCCAGGCGGACCAACTGCTGGCCGAGGGTGGCGAGCGGGGTAGGGCGATACCCTGGTGGTGGCGGAATATCGGAGCCTCTCATCACTGACATACCTCCCAGATGAACAGAGTCTTGAACGGCTGGAGCGCGGCGCCGGCGGCAACAGTGGCCAGGCCAAACAGCGCGACGAGTGCGATGGCGGTCAGTGCTTTTCTCATGCCCCGTTCCCGCCCGCCTGCTGGCGCCTCAGCGCGTTGATCACCGCCTCTACGGCCTCGATCTCAACCACTCCCACGTAGCCATCCGTCATCCCGACTTGCTCGATCCAGTGCTCCAGGATCAGCAGGCTTTCCTCAAGCTCGCGGAGGGCCGAATCCTCCTTGGCCTGTCCGTCGATCAGCGCAATGATGTGGTCAGGCATGGTCAAGGCCTCGTAACGCACCATCAGGTTCGAGGCCTCCTCCCCGCTGAGCTGCGGGTTCTTGAGCGCGATAGCAATTCGGCGAAGTTCGGTGTGATCGCCGACCAATCCCGGCGCGGGGTGGGGTCGCTCGCCGGCATTACCCGGTCCAGAAATAGGTTCGCGGCCAGGGTTGCCCGGCTCCGAACCGGCTCCAGCGCCACTCAACGCCGCCAGCGCGATCTGTCGCATGTTCGCCGCCGGGAGGTCGTCCTGCTCGGAGCAGGGGAACTCGGCGATGGTGCGGAGCGCCAGGAGGGCTCGCTCGAGCGGAATCTCTCCTGCACCCTCGGTGCCGGCCAGGTGCTTCGCTACCGTTTCCCGGATGACGCGTAGCGCGTTCATGGCCTGGAGCGAGCTACCGTCCTGGCCGAGCTTGGCGGTCAGGTCGATCTGTTTAAACAGGGCATGGGTCATAGGTCACCCCCTTGCTCGGCGCTGCGCACCGCCTGGTAGGAGAGGACGTAGCAAGCCATTTGCACCAGCAGGCTCGAAGCCGCGAGTGCGGGGTGATCTGTGAGGGCCAGGGCCGCCACGTGCAGAGCGCCGGTAGGGATGGAGAGCCAAGGGCGGGCGAGCAGGTTCGCGGCTCCTTGCCCCTTGATGCCGCCGGCGAATATCAGCAGCCAGCAGAGAACGTTCGTGGCCGCCGCCACATAGAAGGCGAACTGGTGAAGCGACCCCTGACCGAAGTACAGGCTCGCGCTGAGCAGCAGGCTGATCGCGGTGCCGATGAGTGCTTGCTTCATGATCAGCGATCTCCGGTGGCAGCGGTCAGAGCATCGAGGAGCGCTTGCTTCCGGCGCTGACCATGCAGGTACTCGCGCAGGGCGATGATGACCACGCTGTTCATGCTGCGTTCATCGCGCCTGGCCTCGGCTTCCACCTCGGCCCTCAGGCCGTCCGGCAGTCGGACAACGAACTTGTCCATGTCCCGGCTGGTGCTGGCCGGCAGTTCGGTTACAACGGTTGCTCGTTTCATAGTTTCTCCAGGGCGAGCAAGGGCCCGCCGGCATTTGTGGCTTTGCCAAAATCGGTTGGTTACTGCGGGGCTGCTTCGGCGCGTTCGGTCTGCCGCGTCAGATCAGTCCTCTCTGTTGCAGGTCGTTCAGTTCTGCTTCAGCAAACGCGGCCGCTGCCTTCAGGTCTGCCACGGTAAGCTCGTCGACCGACTTTCCCAGGCCCTGGATGTGCCGGGCGAAAGCGCGCTGTGCCGGCCCGTTGTAGCCATAGCAGAAGTCGGCTGCGGCGCGCAGTTCACCGTCGAGCTGTAGCGCCAGGATGTTGAGAGGATCGTTTCTGTCCCAGGCCATGATCACGCCACCCAGGCCACGTCATCGCGGCGAGCAGTCAGGCGAGTTTCGATCTTCCTTTCGCCGCCACGGCGGCTGCGCATCATGTGGTCATCGTTGAGCAGTGGCTGACCGGCGACGAGGAAGGCAAGGGCGATCACGGCGGGCGAGATAAGCCCGCGGCGCATGGCTTCAGCTACCAGGGCGGCACGTCGGGTTACCCCGAGTTTGGTGGTCGCCGCCAAGACGCGCTTACCCACCGTGCCCGGCTGCATGCCCAGGTCGCGGGCCAACTCCTTGCTGGTACGACCCGCAGCGATGCCCAGGACGCACTGAAGCTCACGCAAGGACAGGCCCTTGCCGAGGAAGCCGGTGAAGCCGTGTGCGGTGATGGTGGCGGTGGTGGTCATGAGCAGTACCCAATATTTAGCCTTGGTTTAATTTAGCTTCGGGCTAATCATTCGGTCAATAGCTTGTAGCTAAATTATTTTCGCTATTCGATAAAAACCCGCTCCAGGCGGGCTTGGGTTCACGCATTAGGCGAGGAAAGGCGGCGCTGTATCGAGTTCAGCGCCGGGGTAGGGCGGTCGTCAGCTCAGTGCGGAGCCGGGAGGGAAGGGCAGGCAGAAACGAAAAGCCCCGCGGGTCAGGCTGTGTGAAAACCTCCGGATCGGTCCAGCTGGTTAAAAACAACCTGGATTTCGCGTTTCTACGCGGATTCTGGGTTGGCTGAATAGCCAAGCCTTTTCAGATTTCACGTAGGAATGCACTCTTCGAAGAGCCGCTCGGGTTTTCACACAGCCTGGGGTGCGGGGCTTGGTCCTATTTCTTTAAGGTTGATAGGTACTCTTTCAGCACGTTGACTGCCTCACCAGCAACCCCTACCAACCCATCGGGCCAGGAGATCTTCTGTTCGTCGGGCTTCGGCTCTGCGGATAATCGCGCCAACAGGAGTGTCAGCCCAACGGGAAGCGCCGCTAGTAGCCACAGCAACCAGTGATCGACAATCGTCTTGGTTTGAATGCAGTGCCATACGTAAGCCCCGAACGTGAAGAACAACATCAGGACTACAACGTAGACGGTGCAGAACATCCAACCCCGTTGTGCGCGCCTCGTAGTGGCCTCTTCCAACTGCTCCTTTTCCCACTTCTGCCGAAGCCCATCGTTATTGAATCGAGGCGAGTTGGCAGCGGTGGTGTTGAGCGGACCTGGAAAGGCGCCGGTAGATCCTGCGGCAGGATCTACCTCGGGGGCTGGACCTTGAGAAAGATCCTTTGGGTCATGTGCATCCGTGGACATGCGCGCTTCTTATCAGTAGTAGCGGGGCGGCGGCGAGTAGGAACTCTGCGGGTTCCGCAGCAATCCGAGATTCTGCAACCGATAGTGCATAGCCGCCCCCGAGACATCAAGCAGGCTCGCCATTTCTTGCACGTCGGTCATGTTCTTGCTGTACACCATCCACTCAACCACCTCTTGGGGCATCAATAGCTCGGCGGCAAAGGTGTTAGCGTCCCGCTCACGGTAGTAAGCAGTGCTGGAGCTATAGTTTCGGGCGTTGTCCCGCATCGCCGGGCCATGCTGTAGCGCCCAGTGCGCAATCTCATGAGCCACGGTGAAGCGCTGCCGCACACGCGCATCCTCAGGGTTGAACCTGATGGTGGGCACGTTGCCTTCAAGGGTGAAGCTGCCACTCAAATCCTGGTGAGGCATATCGTGATCAGCCAGGACCCTAGCTCCAGCCATCTGGGCAATCTTGAAGGGGTCTACAGGGATCGAGCGGTCCCAGTAGCGATCCAGGATTGCGCGTGCGGTTTTGATCGGCATTGCTTTCCTCCTGTCTGCTGCTGGTTATTGGGGGCCGGTATTTTACGGAGCTTACGTAAATACTTAAAGCTTTAGCTAATAAAGCCATACCCGGCTAGCCAAGGGAAGTCAACTGCTGCGAAACACGTAACATATCGTGCCAATAGACTTCGATATGCCGCTGCCGCACGGAGCCAGGCTCAGCACGCCGGACACCAGAGCGTCGTTCCTGCTGGCCAGACTGCTAGGTGTTCCATGGTCTGCCCTGGTGCTGGTAATCGTCGCTCATCTCATTCCCCCGCAACCCCATAGCCACAGCTCCGCGCCAGAGCATGGCTACAGATCCCCACCCCTCCAGATAACCCGGTTACCGCTTGAAAGCTCCACGCGAGCGCAGCGTCGACCACCAAAACACCCAGCCGATGATACTAATGCCTTGGGACTGCATCTCCTTCGGCGAGTACTCCTCGTCGTCATGCTCGGCTCGGTTGAAGCTGCGCAGGCGCAGGCCACCGCCCGGCAACCGATACAGGTACTTCACCCGCAGCATGCCTTCGTGCTCCAGGGCGTAAATCTCACCGTCGATAACGTCCGTGGCTGATTGATCGATGCCGATGGTCGAGCGGTCCATGATCAGTGGCTCCATGCTGTTGCCCCTGATCTTTGCGCAGATCGCCTTTTTCGGATTGACGCCGGCCTCGCGGAGCGCGGGGAGCGAGAAACGGAGCTTGCGCCCAGGTATTTCCTGTACAGCTATCCGGCCGTCGCCCGCGGCCAGCTCCACCTGGTCGTAGTACGGTAGCTCCACCTCATCCTCGTCCAGAGGAGTCTCATTGTCCCAAACGGAGATAGGGCCGGCATACTCCGCTTCCTTGGTTGAGTCTATGAGAAGTAGTTGCTGAGCGCGCTTGTGAGCTAGGTCGAGCCATCCGCGCGGCAAGCCCTCTAGCTGTTCAATGCGGCGCGCAACGTCGTCACCTAGGTTTTTCCTCGTCTTATCTGAAAGAATCTGGCTGAGGTGGGCCGGGCTCATCTCCCAGCGTTCGGCACAAGCACTCTTACGCTGACCGCCAATGAGCTGAATGAGATTTTGCTTTCTGATCTGATAGATATCCATGGCATGCACGATGCCATCATTTAGCAAGTGGCTAAATGCACTCATAGCTAAATATCCTCTTGAGCAAATATTAGCCATGAGCTAAATTCTCCTGACGTAATGAGGAGAACCACTCATGTCTGATCATCTGCGCGGATGGCTTGCTGCCACGTCTGCAGAAGAGCGCGAGCGCGTAGCGAGAGAGGCTAAAACTTCTGTGGCGCACCTTTGGCAACTAGCCGGAGGTCACCGCAAAGCCTCCCCATCCCTCGCTGAACGGCTTCAAGACGCATCTGGCGGCCAAATCACTATTGCTGGTCTGCGGCCTGACTTAGTCGGCTTCGCCGAAAAAATCTTGCGCGCCTCAATCGATGCGGCCCCAACCCAGCAGCCCACAAGCTCCGCCGACCTTGAACCCATTCTGCCGTCCGATTCCCACATCCGGCAGTGCGCTGATACCGCTGTTCAGACATCCAGTGCCGAGGTGGCGCCGTGAACAACGTCATTCCGTTCCGCTACCGCGGCGAGCTTGTGAGCTTCAATAGCGCTGGCTGGATCAATGCCACTGAGGTGGCGAGGCGCTTCGGCAAAAGACCCATCAAGTGGTTGGAGCTGCCGAGCACGAAGAGCTACATGGCCGCCCTCGAAAGGCATCTCTGCAATGAAGTCCGAAAATCGGACTTCAAACTCGTTGAGACTGTACGCGGGCGCGGTGCCGCGACCTGGCTCCATCCGAAGCTCGCCGTCGCGTTTGCCCGCTGGCTCGATGATGACTTCGCTGTCTGGTGCGACCTCCAGATAGATGCGCTGCTGCGCGGCGAGGAGTCGGCGCTGGCGCAATTCAATCGGGTCTGCTTGGCCTATGACCAGGGCGCCGCGTTAGCCAGCGCTCACGGTACCGGCCTTTCCCTCTGGAAGCATGAAAAGCCTCGGCTGCTTGGCGCTGTCGAGCGCGTTCGGTCGCTTCTGCAAATGACCTTGGCCTTGGAGTAGCCGCATGAGCGACCTGATTCCATCCCCAGTTTTGCGGCCCGGCTGACTTTTCGCTGGGCAACAAAAACCCCACCTGGCCGGGTGGGGTTCAGTTGGTAGTCGTTGACGCGACTGCCTGGATATCAATTTGTCTTTCGAAGGACGGACTAACTATGCAACAGAAAACTCAACGCGCGCAAGTCCCCTGCGCCGTTACCACCGACCACCAGGTTTGCTTCGATCCTCTCAACGGGGATGAGTTCTTGTTCTCCATTGTTGCCGACCGGCCGGTTGACGCGGCTCTGGCCGCCGCCGAGGACATCAGCGAGGCGGTTCACCTGATTCTTTTGAGAATGACCCGGGCGATGGACGATGCCGGCGAGCCGCTACTCTCTCAGGAACTCAATACTCTCGCCCTGCTGGGGGCCATGTCTGGCGCATTGCTCAGAGCTTGCCGGGCCGGTGTCGCGACCCAATCCGGAAATCCTGAAAGCGTGTCGCGACACGCAGGCGGTGCAGCATGAGCGCGGTCTGGAACAAGCCCCAGTCGTCTGCACTGAAGGCTCCGATATCTCAGCTTCCGCCGCGGAGATTCGCAGTGATTAACCCGACCACGACGGTCGAAGAGGCGTTGAGCGAGGCCATCGCGCTGACGCTAAGTGTTTCTAGCATTCTCGGAGCACTGACCACCTCCGACGAAGAGCACGCATGCTTGTATGCCCTGGAGATTGCTGCAGAGATGGCTGGCGATTTGGTTGACGCCGCGCTCGACTCCCTGCGTGAGGAGGGCCAGCAATGAACTCCTCAATCACCATGCTCCGCCAGGGTATTCGAGCGGAGCGCGACCTGGTCTCGCGCCTCTGGTCGATCCTCAACGAAATGCGGTTGCAAAGGCAGCTTCCCGAGTGGGCTGAGCGTGCGATCGATGGCACTTCGCAGCAGTGGGACGAGATCAGCACACACCGCAAGCAGGTCGACAGGGTCCTGTTCGAGTTGGTCCCTGGGCTTCGCGAGGATGTCGAAAGGACTGATCACGAGAGCTACCTCGAATGGAAAACTCGTGAGCGCGAGGTTAAGGACGCGCTGGGAGGTGGCCATGTCTGAACTCTCCACGACACCGGCCCTTCGTCCTCTGCTTCCTACTGACGGTGACCTGGTTGAACGGGTCGAGCTCAGCCGGCATGACATTGAGCTGTTCAATCATGCACGTGATGACATGAGGCAGCTTCGAACTCTGCTGATGGAGTCGGTCGTTCCCGCCCTTGGTGGTCGAGGGCACCCCGTTGTGACGGAGATTCATGACCTGATCGAGCGGATCATCTTGCACACCGGGAATTTTCTCTACCGCTACAACCAGCAGATCGGCGCCGCCTATCGGGAGCGTGACCTGTGAACCATGGCAGCTTCGATACCGGTCCCGTGTTTCAGCGTGCGTCTTCAGGCGATGGAGTTCTGTTCTGGTTCATCTCCACACCGGCCGTTCAGAAGGGCGGGATTGCGATAGCCCAGATGGTCGCCCCGTTCTCGACCGAGGAAGAGGCCCAGCGCGGCGCCGATCTGCTGAACGACCGCTACCCCGGCAACCGTTGCTGGGTAGGCCGTGGCGAGTACGCGCCGGAATACGCCACCCCTGATCGTTTGGACCACGACGCCAAGCGAGCACGCGCCGACCTCGCCGGGCTTCTGTCCGGCATTACCGGGAGGAGCGGCCATGACTGATCTGACCGGCTTCGGCGGCCAGGCCGCCACCATGACCAGCCGCGATATCGCGGATCTTGTTGGGTCGCGTCACGACAAGGTGAAACAGTCCATCGAGCGTCTTGCTGCCACCCAGTACAACGACGATGGAAGCATTAAGCGGCAGCCAGTAATTGATCTTCCCCCAATGGGGGAATACCTCGACCCCCTGAATCGGCCGGCATCTGAGTACGTGTTCCGTGGCGAAAAGGGAAAGCGCGACAGTTATGTGGTCGTTGCGCAGCTCTGTCCTGAGTTCACCGGCCGGCTGGTGGATCGCTGGCAGGAACTGGAACAGCAGGCTTCCCGGCCACTGACCGCCGCCGAGCAACTACTGGCCAGCGTGCAACTCACAGTCGATCTGGAGCGGCGGCAGCGGCTGACCGAGCAGCAGGTGGCAGCGCTGACCGAAACCGTCGGCGACATGGACCGATCGCACCCGCTGCTCGACTCGATCCCCAACGGCATGGAGAGCATCACCGCTATCCGGCAGCGGATAGGGAAGCAGTACGGCCTTCCGCCCAGGGTGATCGACGCGGTGGTGCGCGACATGCCGCACAGCCCGCGCCCCTTCGCCATGGTGCGCAGCAAGCACGAGGAACTGAACGCGCGCCCCTACGCGGTCTGGGCAAAGGCCGAGATCAGCAGGGTGTTCGAGCGCTTCGCGCGCGGCTGCACCTTCGTGACCCAACACCGAGCCACGCACCCGGATTTCGGCGCCGGCCGGGAGCGCTTCCAGATGCGCGGCACCCCTTCGCAGGAGATCGGCGAATGACCACACAACCGAAACCGGGCCGGATCACCACTGGCCCCAACGGCCGCCCGGTGATCGCCGGGCCCTGGCCGTCCTACCGTCAATTCCGCGACCTGCCCGAGCGTGAGCGTTGGGTGCTCTACGGCCACGCCAAGGCATGCCGCGGTGCGCTTGAAGACCAAGGGTTCCTCATGGCCGAGGGATACCACGACTTCGTGAAGCGCGTTACCGAGGAGTTAGACATATGAGCGTTCAGGCCATGACCTGGGCACTGGAGCAGCAGGTCGTTACCGATGCCGCCATGAGGCATGTGCTGTTGTGCTTGGCGAACTATGCCAACGAGGCGGGAAAGGGGGCGTTCCCTTCTATCGCCACGCTGAGCAGTGATACAGGGCTATCCGAGCGGACTGTCCAGTACAAGCTCCGGTCCCTCGAGGAGGCTGGTGTTATTCGCCGTGGAAACCAGGCAATCGCTGCCGCTTACATCTCGCACCGGGATCGCCTGCCGATGGTGTACGACCTCTCGATGGAACGGGGTGCAACGGTTGCACCGGGTGCAAATGACGACGTAACGGGGTGCAAACCACGACGTAACGGGGTGCAACTGACGACACAACGGGGTGCAACGGTTGCACCCGATCCGTCACTTAACCACCAAAGAACCACCAAAGAACCTAAAGAGCATGTCCAAACCGGCGAAACCGGTTCGGACGACGTGGGTGATCGGAAGGGAAAAACCGAGTCTGGGAAACGGCCGGCCAAGCCCAATCCTCTGGATGGTTTCGAGGAGTTTTACCAGGCCTACCCAAAGCACAAGGATCGAGCGAAGGCGGAGAAGGCTTGGCGGAAGATCGACCCTGCTCTGCACCCTGTGATCATGGCGGCGCTTCCGAAGCACTGCCGACAGCGTGATTGGCTGAAGGACAACGGCCAGTTCGTTCCGCTGCCGGCCAGTTGGCTCAACGGGCGACGATGGGAAGACGAGATAGCCCCTGATGCTGGCCCGGCATCGAGCTTCACCAACCTCCCCAAACACACCCCCGACATGTACCAGGACCGCGACGATGGCAGAGCAAATTTTTAACTTCTGGCGAAAACCCAACCGCAAGAGCGAAGAAAGCCCTTCTCTTCGCTGCCCGGTTCACGGTGACTACCACTCGATCCAGGTGGAGCAGTTTGATGGTAGCTACTTGACCTGGTCTTGCTCTCGGTGTGTTTGGGATGGGGTGAATCGCGAGCCGGGGAGCGAGGAGTTTTCGGTGGCCCTGGCGGAGAAAACCCAACGCAAGATCAACGAGTTGCTGGTTGGTTCTGGCATCCCCGCTCGCTACCGGGCCAGCACTTTCGAGACTTACCGCACCGACGGCAAGGCGGAGAAGGCGGCGGTGCTGGAAGCATGCCGGGAGTATGCCGAGCGATTCGTGGAGAACTTCCAGGACGGCCGCTGCCTCTTGCTCCTGGGCAACCTTGGGACGGGCAAGACCCATCTCGCGTGCTCAATCGTCCAGTACGTCGTACGGAACCTTCAGGCCCAAGCAGTGATCACCTCGGCGTCGGAGATAATCCGTGTGGCTAAGGGGGCGATGAACCGGGCGGCGAAGTACACCGAACGGGACGCTCTCGAAGAGCTGGCGGGCTTTGACCTGTTGGTGATCGACGAGCTCGGCGCGCAGGGCGGTACCGAGTACGAATTGGGGCTGCTCCATGAGGTGATTGACCGCCGGTATCGGGAGATGCGGCCTACGGTGGTGGTTTCGAACATGAGCGCGCAGGAGGTCGCCAAGTACATCGGTGATCGTGCGGTGGATCGTCTCCGCGAGAACGGCGGCAAGGCTGTTGGCTTCACCTGGGGCTCCGCTCGCCGGGAGGTTCTGGAGTGAGCCGAGAGCTGTACAGCGAAGAGGCTGAGTTCGGCGTGCTCGGCGCTATCTTGCAGTCCGCGCTCCAGCAGAATCAGGCGCTGGTTGACGAGGCCTTGTCCAGCGTGACCGCCGCCGATTTCTACTTCGAGGATAACGCCGCGCTGTTCCAGGCGATCAAGGATTGCTACGAGGAAGGGATTCCCGTCGATCCGGTGACCGTGGGAGTGGTCCGTGATGTGCTGCCCAGCGGCGCGAAGCTCATTCCCTATGCCGGGAACATTGCCCGCAATGTGCCTTCGGTGGCGAACTGGAGGACGTACGTCCGGCACGTCCGGGAGCGGTCCATCCTACGCTGCTTGATCGACACGGCCGAGTCGGTGAAGGCTTCCGCCACGGATGACCGGCCGTTGCCTGAGATCATCGCCAGAGCGCAGCAGGCGATGGCGGACCTGCGCGACCTCGATGACGAGGCGCCGAAGTACAAGCGGCTCGACGAGGTGATGCTCAAGGCTGTCGACGTTATCGATGACAAGTTCAACGGCCGCGCGCCTCAGTGGCCCGGCACTGGCCTGGCCGATCTCGACAAGCTGGTGCGCGGCATCCGCCCTCGGAAGCTCACCGTTATCGCCGGCCTTCCCGGCAGTGGCAAGACCACACTTGCCCTGCAGATCGCCCAGTACAACGCCTGCGAGGCAGGGGAGCCCTGGCTGGTGTTCTCCCTGGAAATGCCTGAGGAGGAGTTGGGCGTGCGTTCCATCGCCTCGCTGGGGGGAGTGGACCTGAAGCGCTTGGACGATCCGCAGCAACTGGGTGACGACGACTGGCCGCGCATCACATCTGCGGTGGCCAAGGCCAAGGGGGCGCCCTTGTTCATCTGCGACGATCCCAACGTGACCGCCAGCCAGATCCGCAGCACCGCGCGGCGTGTCAAGCGTGAGCACGGCTTGGCCGGCATCGTCGTCGACTACCTGGGCCTGATTCCACCGGAGGCGAAAGGGCGCACGCGCAGCGAGGAGGTGGGTAAGACCAACAAGGCGCTGTTGCGCCTGGCCAAGGAACTCGGTGTGCCGGTCATTGAACTGGCGCAGCTCAACCGCGACTCGACCAAGCGCCCCGGCAAGCGCCCGCAGTCGAGCGACCTGCGCGACTCGGGGGAGATCGAGGCCGACGCCAGTTGCATCCTGATGGTCCACCGGGACATGGACAGCGAGGCCGGCCAGAACGGAATCACGGAGATCCTGATGACCAAGTGCCGACACGCGCCACCGGGCATGTGTCTGCTCCAGCAGCAGGGAATGTATGGACGATTCGTCAACTTCGCGGGCTCGCGTGAAATGAGCCAAGAGGAGGTTGAAATGGGGAGTACCTACTTCGCCAACAAGCACGGCAAGAAAAAGGGGAAGGCGGCATGAGCAACGTACAACCGATGGCACCCCGCAAGGTTATGACCAGGCTGGAGCGGGAGTTTCTCAAGGTGGCCGGCCAGGAACTGGCGCAGGTCAAGGTCGGTGGTGCTGCGGCACTGTCCGCCCTCTTGCAGATGGTCGCCAACTGGCACGGCGACCGCGGCACGCTGGGCTTCCACGATTACGGTCGGCTCTGGCTGCAGGACGGCAACGCAAAGGGCGCGGCGGTGGAAACGCTGCTGCGTGATCTGTTCGGTCTGAACGGCACGCCGAAGGGGGCTGCATGACTGGGGTCTACCGCGATGTGATGCCTGCAATCGTTCGCGTCCTGGCGGCTGATGCCATCGACAATACGGCGAAGCAGAGTTGGCAGAGGCTTATCGAGCGAAAGGTCGACAGCGGGTTTCGGGCGCTGCTTTCTGCCCAAGATCAGTTCGAGTTCGATTGCATCCTGCACGCCTTGTTGCACCGGGAGCTTTCGCCGACCGAGTGGGACGTGCTGCATGCTCGCTACTCGACGCACTTTGATCGGCGCGGCCAGGCAATCGAGCGACTGGTAGGCAGGGTGCATTCACCTGCCCCTTCTCGGTTTCTGGAGCGTGCTGTAGCGACCTGGGCCATCCCGATGATGAAGGGCAAGGACGGAAAGCGGTCAACCGCTATCCTGATGCTCCCGAAGGAGTGGTACGACATGAACAACTGGGATGAAGATGCTCGTCCGGACTCAACTCGAAATCGCTGGCGCCGGGACATTCGAAAACAGCTTGACCGTTTCGAGGAGGGGGCGCTGGTACATGTAACTGAGATACTTGATCGTGAAAAGCTGGTTGAAGTAGCGTGACCAGGTCGCTGGGAGCGGAGTGTGCTCTCTGCTCCTGGCCTCTTGCAGATACGCCAATCTTTCGGCGTGAGTATCAGGACACCAAAGTAAGGACCGCAATATGCAAAATTTCTTTCGTATGACCTTTGGGGGGCTGTCGGCGAAATACTACTTCAGACAGTTGTTCTTTGGATCGCTATTTCTAGTGGCTATGGTCTTTTTAAGTATCTCTAGCCAGAAAGGGATAAAGGTTGATCTTTTGGTGCTCTCGCTGGTCTGTACATGGCTCTACCCATACTCTCGGTTTGTTTATGAGAGTTTCATGGGGTTTCTGCTCGGTGATAATGTCTTTTATGTGCCCGCTATCTTTCTACTGTTCGCTAAGCTAATGACGATGGCAATATGCTGGTCTTTTGCTGTTTTCATTGCCCCAGTCGGGCTCCTATATCTCTATTTCCATCATCGGCGTGCCGCGAACTCGCAAGACGAAGCTTGACGTCTGTGATCGACTGAGCGTAACGTACCCACATCTGTTGATCCGTGCGCGCTAAGCCAGATCGACACCGAAACCCGGCCCTGGCGCCGGGTTTTTTATTGCGCCGCCGAGCCTGGCGCGGCATCATCACGCCCCCGCCGATGCCGTGGTTTCCACCTGGGCTATTCCTCGACAGCGGCGGGAAGCCCGGTCGGCCCCTCCCACCGGGCTTTTTCATTCGAAGGTCGAAACTCGGTAGACGGCAGTCTCACCTGCCACATCGGGCTGTAAGCAAAGTGACGGGTTACCGACCCACAAGGCCTTCACCCTTGCGATAATGACCATCTTGAAGCCGAGGGGTGGTCATATGAGAAGTCCAGATATCAAGGTTGTGAAGCTCGAGGGGGACGCGGTTCCCTGGTCTATACGCGATGCCGGCCATGAGGCCTGTTTTGTGGTTATGCATGGCCTGACGCTGAGGAGCGATTTCTTGTATTCCGAGGAAGAGGCTGAGGCAGTGGCAGACGCGGTGCACCTAGAGATCATCGAAGAGATGAGATCGATGCTGGAGTCTGTCCGAGGACGATAACCGATCAATGCAGGTGGAGCGCAGGATGCGCATAGAGGTAGTGGCCTCAACCACCTGCTCCAGTTCAGGGGGCCGCCATTTAGGCGGTTCTGTTTCAAAGGGGCTGGCTATCTATCCTGATAGGTGACGCAGTTCCGTTTTTATGGATTGGCCGGAATTGACGGGTTGTCCATGCTGCGACAAATTGCCATCATCGGGTTGCCAACACTTCAAGCCGCAGGTTTGCGGTCCCCATCTCCTTCTAGCGGCTTGAACTGAAAGCACTCCTTTTGCCCCCCGGCTTCGGCCGGGTTTTAACCTTTGGCGAGTAGTCAGAGGTAGAGCGACTGGGAGGTAGCGTGAGCAGCTATTGGATTGCTGAGGCTGAGATAATCTCCATAGATGGAAGCTACCCAATCTATGCCGTCATGCGCGGGACGATGATGGTGAGCAAGGTTGTGTACTCGGTTCCAGACGCTGAAGCGTTGCTGCACAACATTCGTCGGGCTCACAAGTTCAAACACCGTAAAATCGCTCGGAGCATCGGTCAAAATATTCCTGAAACTCCTCATGCCCGGACCTGATTGGATTCGGGGGCGTACCGAGTCATAAAGAGCCCAGCCATCGTGCTGGGCTTTTTCGTTTCTGCAGGTGGCGCATAGCGCTGCGGGGAGCGCGGCCCCCCCTTGTAAGGCCGTACCTGCATCCATTCCCGGCTCAGCCTTCGTGCTGGGCTTTTTTATTTCCGCCCCGCCGAGGGGATATCGAGACTATGAAGATGCCAGAGAAGGACCCGTCATTCTGGGCCACGGTGCTGCTCGCGCTGCGCGAGCAAGGGCTGGCGATGGGGCTCGCCTTCATCCTTACCTGGCTCCGTACCCAGTACGAGGGGAAGGAGCCGAGCATTGTTCGGCAACTGATCGAAGCCGCTCTTGGCGCGATGCTGGTCATGGTTGTCGGTCTCACCGCCAAGGAGTTTGGCTGGAGTCCTGCCTGGCAGTTTTTTGCCGCCGGCTTCGTTGGCGTCCTCGGGGTAAGTACCGTGCAAAAGCTGGGCGCGCGCTGGGCTGAAAGGAAGGTGGGCTGATGAAGATCTCCGCCGATCAACTCGACCGCGCTACCGGCTGCGGTGCTGCTACTGCGACGACCTGGCTGGAGCACCTCAACGGCGCCATGGCCCGGTTCGAGATCAACACGCCTGAGCGTGTGGCGATGTTTCTCGCCCAGGTCGGGCACGAAAGCCAGAGCCTCAAGCGCCTGGTCGAGAACCTGAACTACTCCGCCGAGGGCTTGCTCAAGACGTGGCCGAAGCGGTTCACGCCGGCCGAGGCGAAGCAGTACGCACGCCAGCCCGAGCGCATCGCGAACCGCGTCTACGCAAACCGGATGGGCAATGGGTCGCCGGATACGGGTGATGGGTATCGATACCGGGGCCGGGGCCTGATCATGATCACCGGCCACGACAACTACGCCGAAGCCGCCCGCGCCCTGGCGCTGCCGCTGGTAGCGCAGCCTGAACTGCTGGAGCAACGGACCTGGGCAGCAATTGCCGCGGGTTGGTTCTGGCAGTCGCGGGGTTTAAACGACCTGGCTGACCAAGGCCGATTCGAGAAGATTACTCTCCGCATAAACGGATCGTTCAGCGGGGCTGAGGATCGCAACGCCCGGCTCGAATGGGCGCGTGCTGCGCTCAAGGGGGAATGATGCTCGGGTTCACGACGAAAGCCGAAGCTCGACAGATCAGCGTCTCGCACCATGGGAGCTATTACGGCATTCCGATGTGGCTGGGGGATGTCGATAGCGATTGCCCGCTGGCGTTCGCCAAGTGGGCGCCGCTTGAACTTGTCGTCTCCCTGTTCTCGGTCATCGAGGGCATCGTCAACTCGATGCTCGATCAAGAGCCGACGTTCAAGTTCAAGGTTGGTCGGAGGATCGATCAGTGACCTGGCGGCCATGGTTGGTGGTCGCCCTGGTAACCGCGCTGGTGTTTTGGCGCATGGATCACCTGGCACAGGATCGCGAAGCTGAGCAACGCCGCGCCGAAGCTGCTGAGACCGAGCGTGACCGTAAACAGCAGATGATCGACCTGCAGGCCGGCGTTCTCGCTGAACAGCAACGCCAACTCGGCCGCGTCGCCGAGATCGAACGGCAAACCCGCCAGCTTGGCCAGGCCTTGGAGATACAGGGTACGCGCCACGCTGCGGCGTTACGGGAGTTGAAAGAGAATGACCAGGCTGTTCGCGACTGGCTGCGTGCTGGCATCCCTGCTGGCCTTGGCCGGATGTACGCCCGCCCCGAAACCACTGATCCCAGCGCCTACCGCGCAGCAGACCAAGTGCCCGCTGACGCCGTGTCGGCTCCCCGGCCGTCCGCCGCTAGCGAACGGTGAAGATGCAACCGCGGCGATCGATGCTGTTGAGGCTGCGTTGACAGCGTGCGCGGTCCAAGTCCTGGACTGCATCGAGCGTCAGCGAGTGGATGAGCGATGAGAGGCAGTATCTCCGCCCGAGACCTCGATGATGCGGTGGCGTCCCTACGGGGCCTCGGTGGTGACCTGCCGAACAAAGTGTTGGCCGACGCCTTGAACCACACCGCGAACCAGGCGAATCAGGCCCTGGTCGGGGAGATCGACCAGGTCTTCGACCGGCCGACACCGTTCACCCGTAACGCCATCCGCATCCTGCATGCCACCTCACGCCGGCTTGAGGCGGCCTTGTGGGTGAAGGACGAAAAGGACCATGCCTCGAAGGGGCAGTCGCCGGAGGACTGGGTAGCTCCCCAGGTCTTCGGAGGGCCGAGGGTGGACAAGGCGTCGGAGCGGAACCTCCGGGCCCGGGGCATCCTGCCGGCGGGCATGTTCGTGGTTCCAGCGGAGGGCGCCCGGCTGGACCAGTACGGCAACATGAGCCGCGGCCAGATGATCCAGATCCTTTCCGGCCTGGGCGCCCTGGAATACCGAGCGGGGTTCAAAGGAAACGCTACCCAGTCGGCGCGTTCCTTGGCGAGGGGACACCAACTCGCGTACTTCGTGATGCACCGTGGCCGCCGACCGATTGGCATCGCCGAGCGCCGTGGACGGACGTTGACCATGGTCCTCGCCTTCGTCCGCCAGCCTCAGTACCGCGTGCGCTTCCAATTTCACGAAGTCGTTCGGCGTGTTGCCGAGGACGACGCGCGCCTAGAGGCGAACATCGAGCGGGCCCTGGCGAAAGCGTTGCGCTGAACCGTTGGCGGGTGGCTTGGCCGGGCGGAGCGGGGTTAGTTCAACCCGGGCCGGCGGTGGCCACTTGCAGGTGGGGTGTTGCGAAAAGCGGGGCAGTGACGTGCTACTCGTAAAGCACCGGGGGCCCCTGAAGCGTGGCCCTTGGAGAGGGTAATTCGAACCCCGCTTTTCCACTATGTATGGCCCAAATTCTGAGGTTGGTTGTTGTGTTGTTATGAGCAAACCAGATATCACTCGGCAGCCTCACTGGCTCAACAAAAGCCGGATGGCGACGAGCCTCGGTATAAGCACGCAAGCCTTTGATAAATGGGGCGTCGAGCCGGTTGCAAGGATTGGCCGAGAGGCCTTCTATGACGTCCGCTCGGTACTGGAAAACCGCCTCGACTTCGCGGAGCGGAAACACCAACCAGACGGTGATGTTCCGGAAGGCATCGACCCGCTGGCAGAACATAAGCTGACGCAGGAGCGTCTGCGCCTCACTTCGGCCCAGGCCGACGCCCAGGAGAAGAAGAACCTGGTCGCCGACAAGCATCTGGTGCCTACCGAATTTGCGGTCTTCGCCCTGGGCAAGATCGCTGCCCAGATTGGTTCAATTCTCGACACGGTGCCCTTGAAGTTGCGCCGCAAGCACCCGGACCTCGACGTGCGACACGTCGAGGCGCTGCAGCGAGAGATCGCTCTGGCGCGCAACCGCGCTTCCGAGTTGGGCGATCTACTCCCGGGTATGCTGGATGAATATGTCGAGTCCTTGGCTGAATGACCTGCAGAAGCAAGTTCGCCTCGGCCTTGAGTCCCTATTCCGCGAACCACCGCTGACTGCGGTGGAGTGGGCGGACAAGCATTTCTATTTGTCGTCCGAGTCCTCTTATCAGGAAGGAAAGTGGGAAACCGCAGCGTTCCAGGTTGGAATCCTGAACGCGATGGGCAACGACCTGATCCGCGTGGTGAACCTGATCAAGTCTGCACGGGTCGGCTACACCAAGATGCTGATGGCGAACATCGGCTACAAGCTCCAGCACAAAAAGCGCAACGTGCTGAGCTACTGCCCGACGGACCCTGACGCCGAAGAGCTGATGAAGCGGCACGTTGAGTCGTTCATCCGCGATGTTCCGGTCTTACTCGCCCTCGCGCCGTGGTATGGGAAGAAGCACCGGGACAACACCCTCGCCGCGAAGAAGTTCAGCCACCAGAAGATGCTCTGGTGCCTGGGCGGTAAGGCCGCGCGAAACTACCGCGAGAAGTCGCCCGACGAGGTCATCTACGACGAGCTGTCGAAATTCGACGCCGACATTGAGGGCGAGGGCTCGCCAACCTTTCTCGGCGACAAGCGCCTGGAGGGGGCCACCTTCAAGAAGTCGATCCGCGGTTCCACACCGGGGACGGTGGGCGAGTGCCAGATCACAAAGGCTGCTGAAGAGTCGCCGCATTTCATGCGCTTTCACATCCGCTGCCCGCATTGCCACGGAGAACAGTTCCTGAAGTGGGGCGGCAAGGACTGCTCGTTCGGCATCAAATACGAGACCAACGCGCTGGGTGAGGCGGAGAAGGCCTGGTACACCTGCGAGCACAACGGCTGCGTGATCGAGTATCACGAGGCGGTAGAGGCTGCGAACGATGGCCGCTGGATTTGTGAGCGGACCGGCCTCTGGACGCACGATTCCATGGACTGGTTCAAGGCCGACGGCGAGCCAGCCCGTACGCCTCGCTCTGTCACTTTCCACATCTGGACCGCGTACAGCGTCTTCACCACCTGGCTCGACATGGTCGGCGACTGGCTGAACGTGAAGGGCGACCGCGAAAAGCTGATCACCTTCGTCAACACCACCTTGGGCGAAACCTGGGAGGGTGACCAGGGCGAAAAGCTAGAGTGGGAGAACCTCTATGGTCGGCGCGAGATCTGGCAGCACCTGCCCGCGCGCGTAGCCGCTCTGACCGGCTTCATCGACACCCAGGACGATCGCTACGAGGCGCGCATCTGGGCCTGGGCCGCGGGCGAGGAAGGTTGGTTGGTCGACCGCTGGATTCTGCAGGGCGACCCGGCTAGCGCCGAGTTGCGCCGGAAAGTCGGGCTCAAGCTCCACCAGCAGTACCAGCGTGAAGACGGTGTGAGCATGCGCGTTGCGCTCTGGGGATGGGACTCCGGCGGTCACTACACCGACGAGGTGTACGAGGAGAGCAAGAAGCACGGCCTGTTGTGGGTCATCCCGACCAAGGGGCACAACGTCTACGGCAAGCCCATTGCAATGTTCCCCAACAACAAGAACAAGGCTGGCGTCTACCTGACGATGATCGGTACGGACAACGCCAAGGAGCTGATCTACAGCCGTCTGAAGCTTCAGCCCGAGCCAGGCAAGGTTCTCCCCGGCGTGATGCATCTGCCAGCCAGCGACGCGATCTGCGACGAGAGCGAACTGAAGCAGCTCACTGCCGAAACCAAGGTGATGAAGATCGAGAAGGGCCAGCGCGTGTATCGCTGGGACGCGAAGGGGCGCCGGAACGAGGCACTGGACTGCGCCGTCGGCGCTCTGGCAATGCTGCGAGTCGCCCAGCAGCGCTTCGGCCTGGTCCTCGATACGCCGCCCACCACTTCCACTGCACCATCGGTCCCGACCACCAAACGCCGCAGCTCCGGCAGCGGCTATCTGAAACAACGTCGATAACCACGCGAGGCGGATATGACCGAAGCGCAGCAACGGTTGGCGGATGTGCGCGCGGCCATCCATGACATTCTCACCAAGGGGCAGACCATCACCAAGGATGGTCGCAAGCTTGAGCGCGCGCAGTTGGCGAGTCTGCGGATGCTGGAAAGCCAGTACGTGGCAGATGCGGGACAGGAGTCGGCGCTCAGTGGTCGGCGCTCCCGGGTGTGTCGGCTGTACCCTGCCGGGAAGGGGGTGTGATGGCCAGGTATCCTCATCTGACCCGGGCGGGCTTCATGCTTCCAGACCGGATTAAGAACAGCTATGACGGTGCCGGAACAGGCCGCCGCGCGCAGAACTGGGATGCGCCGCCGGGCTCGATCAATACCTTGTCGCTCCCTGCACTGCCACTGCTACGCAAGCGCTCCCGAGCTGCGACGCGCAACGACCCCTACGCGGGTGGTGCGATCGACACACGGGTGAGCAACCTCATTGGTTCCGGCATCGTGCCAATGCCGACGATTCAGGACAAGGCGCTGCGGCGGTTGTTGCTGGAGCTCTGGCTGGACTGGACCGACGAGTCGGATGCCGACGAGCGGACCGACTTCTATGGACAGCAGGCACTGGCGGCGCGAATGGTCGAGGAGAGCGGCGAGTGCTTTATTCGTCTGCGCCCGAGGCGGCCGGAGGACGACCTGGCCGTGCCGTTGCAGTTGCAATTGCTGCCTGCCGAGTTCGTTCCGGTCGAGAAGAACGAGGTGGCACGCAACGGTAATTTGATCCGGGCCGGCATTGAGTTCAACGCCCTGGGCAAGCGGGTGGCGTACTGGATGTATCGGCGTCACCCCGGCGACAGCGCAGTGGTGGCGGCGGGCTACAACCAACTGGTGCGGGTGCCGGCCAGCGAGGTACTACACGTCTTCGAGCCGTTGGAGGCAGGACAGTTGCGGGGGGTTCCCCGACTGTCTCGGGTTCTACTGCGGCTGCGCTCGTTGGACAACTTCGACGATGCGGTGCTGTTCCGCCAGGAGGTAGCCAATCTGTTCGCCGGATTCATTACTCGGCCGAGCCCAGGCGACTTGCCTCCCATCGATCCCATCAACGGTGGACCGGTGCGTATGGACGGTGACGGCTTCACGCCGATGGTGGGATTGGAGCCGGGCACCATGCAGGAGTTGCTGCCAGGCGAGCAAGTGGAGTTCTCCAAGCCGCCGGAGGCCGGCAACAACTACCCGGACTTCATGCGGCAGCAACTGCAGGCCGCGGCCATGGGCGTTGGAGTGCCCTATGAGCTGTTCACCGGCGATCTGAGGAACGTAAATGACCGGGTGATCAGGGTAGTGCTCAACGAGTTTCGCCGGCGCCTGGAGCAGCTTCAGTTCAGCGTCTACATCCACCAGCTTTGTCGACCGGTGAGGGCGGCGTGGATGGACATGGCGTACTTATCCGGTGCCTTGGATCTACCCGACTACGCACGCCGACGGCGCGAGTATTTGCGCACTCGCTGGGTGCCCCAGGGGTGGGAGTACATACACCCAGTGCAGGACGTGCAGGGCAAGGTTCTAGAGATCCAGGCGGGGTTGGCCTCGCGTAGCGAGGTAGTGCTGCGCAAGGGCTATGACGCGGAAACCATCGACGAAGAAAACGCTGCAGACCAGACACGTGCCCACGAGCTTGGTCTCAACTACACAACGGCTCCGGGGTCGCCGGATCCCGCCGATGAGGAAACACCATGACCAAACAATCAGCGCTTCGTGCGCAGGCGCTTGCACTCGGCCTGCACATTTTCAACAAGGTCCCGGATGTACCGGCGCCCCAGGACGAGACCTGGTACCGCATCAAGGCTGCAGCCGAGGGTGAGCCGGACCAGGCCATCGAGGTCTACATCTACGGTGAGATTGGTACTTGGGGGATCACGGCCAACCAGTTTATCCAGGACCTGAAGGCCGTCGACGATGGTTCTTCGCCAGTGCTGGTGGCTTTCAACTCTATTGGTGGCGACCTATTCGACGGACTGGCGATCCACAACGTGCTCAACCGCCTGGGCGAGCGCTGTACCGCCCGCATCGATGCACTGGCGGCGAGTGCGGCAAGCGTGGCGGCCTGCGGCGCGCATCGGTTGGAGATGGCTTCCAATTCCATGCTGATGATCCACAACCCCTGGACCTGGGCCGGCGGCGATGCCGACGATCTGCGCAAGGTGGCCGAGGTGCTGGACCAGACGCTGGAAGCCATCGTCGCCTCCTACAAGCGCAAGGCGCCCGAGATCGACGATGGTGAGCTCCGGCAGATGATCAAGGACGAGACTTGGCTGACGGCGAGTGAAGCCACGACGCTTGGTTTCTGCGACGAGGTGCTGGACGGGGTGGCTGTGAAGGCGGTGGTGGGCGATCGCGGTGCGTTGCGCAAATACCGCAATACTCCCCAGACGCTGCTTGCTCAACTCGATAAGCCGCCGCTGAGCGATACACCTGCACCGACAGAGGACCCTGTTCCTGAACCTGATCCCGAACCCCCTGTAACCCAGCCCACTGCCGCCGCCCTGGCAGCACGGATTATCCGTAGCTGCTCGGAGGCCGGTATCCGTAACCTCGTGGAGGCTCTGACCTTGGCAGGAAACCTGAAAGACGAGGCAAGCATTGATGCAGCGGTCTCCCGGGCCAAGGCGGTCCGCGATCTGTGCGTCAGTGCGCGCTTGCCGGAACTTGCCGCCGACTATGTGAAAGCTGGCCTCGAACCAGACGCCGTACGCGCCAGGCTGTTCGACAAGCTGGCTGGCAACGGCTTCGGCGAAATCATCAACACCCCGCCGCTCGAGGATGATCCGACGCCCCCCAGCAAGGCCAGGGCTGCGACGCCGTCGAAGGTGTACGCCGCGCGTCGGGCTGCCCAAACCGCTAAACCCAAGGCTTCGAAAGGAGAAGCATGATGACCAAAACCGAAGGCTTTCACGCCGGTGAGTTCCTCCTCTCGGAGGGGGCCGGTTCCATTTCCCGCGAACAGGTGACCCTGGCCGCTACCGCGAAGGCCCTGCCAGCCGGCCAGGTGCTGGGTATCGTCACGGCGTCGGGCCAATACGCGCCCTACGACGATGCGGCCACAGATGGCACCGAGGTGGCGGTGGCGATCCTGTATGCGCCCAAGCCGGCCTCGCCCGATCCCCAGGCGGTGACCGTGATTGCTCGTCTGGCCGAGGTGATCGATGTGGCGCTGACTGGTTTGAACGACGCTGCCCGTGGCGACCTCAAGGCCCGCAACCTCATTGTCCGCACCGGTACGCCGTACTGACCGGCCCCTTTGAGTCCTCCCGAAGCCCCGCACCCGCGGGGCTTTTCATTTTCTATGGAGTAAACAATGGCTGACATCAACGTCTTCGAAGACGAGGCGTTCAGCGTCTCGTCCCTCACCGCTGCGATCAACGAAGCCCCCGAGGTGCCTGGCCGTCTGGCGGCTCTGGGACTCTTCGAGGAAGAGGGCAGCACCACCATCACCCAGCAGATCGAGAAGGACGGAGACACCCTACACTTGGTGCCGGCCGCCGATCGCGGCGCGCCAGGCCTGGTGGTCACTGGCAGCAAGCGCGTGCTGATTCCGTTCAACAATGTGCACTTGCCACAGACCTTCACCATCCTGGCCGACGAGATCCAAGGCATTCGCGCCTTTGGCGAGCAAACCGAATTGCAGGCTGTGCAGGACGTGGTGAACAAGCGCCTGGGCAAGATGCGTCGCCAGCTCGACGCCACTCACGAGCACCAGCGGATGGGCGCGGTGCTCGGTACCATCCTCGATGCCGACGGCAGCACTGTATTGCTCGACCTCTACGACCGCTTCGGTATCAGTGCTCAGGTCGTTCAGATGGAGCTAGGTAGCGCGACCACCAAGGTACGCCTGAAGGCCGGCGAAGCACTGGACGCGCAGGAGGATGCCCTGGGCAACATCCCCAGCAGCGGCTCGCGCGCGCTTTGTGGGAAGAACTTCTGGAATGCGCTGATCACCCACAAGTCGGTGGAGGAGACCTACCTCAACACCATGCAGGCCTCCCAACTGCGCGGTGATGCACGCGAGGAGTTCGAGTTTGGCGGCGTGATCTGGGAGCGCTACCGCGGCAAGGTGGGCGGTCGCTCCTTCATCCCAGATGATGAGGCACGGCTTGTGCCTATCGGAGTGCCGGAGCTGTTCCTGAGCATCTTCGCGCCGGCCAACTACATGGAGACCGTCAACACCCTGGGCCTGCCGTATTACGCCAAGCAGGAGGTCATGCCGTTCAACAAGGGCGTGGCTGGCGAAGCGCAGTCGAACCCTCTGCATATTTGCACCCGCCCTCGCGCAGTCATCAAGTTGATGAAGTAGTGGCTGGCTTTGTCCAATTGGTCGCCGACATGGACGAGATCATCGCCGACGTCCTCGGCGATGGCGAGTTTGGCTACCTGGACCGCTCTGGCCGGCAGGTCGGCAATGCTGCGGTGATCGTTGAGGAGGGTGTTGAGCGCATGGAGGCCGGCGCCCTGGATCGCTACCGGACCATTGCGTGCCGCAAGGCCGAGTTGCAGCCCCTTGATCGAAAGGGGGCTTTCCTCGATTCCGATGGCCAGGTCTGGCGCATCGACGGCATCCATGCCGACGACGGCGACTGGATCACTTTCTACGTGGTGCCCGAATGAGCGATGTGATCAATGTACAGGCCGCGGTCATCGGCCAGTTGCTGGACCTGCTCGCCGCGGTCCCGGTGTTCGGCGATACCGTCCGTGAGGACTGGGTGGCCGGGGTGCTCGACGCCGAGGACAGCGACGAGCCCGAACGGCTGATCATCCTGCAGGAAGGGGACACCGTGGAACGAGACCGGTCGCCGGGCAGTGTCGTGGAGGAGTGGACCGTGAACATCGTCCCGATGGCGCGCGGCAGGGACGCCGCCCAGGTGTTGCGCGAGGCGCGCCTGGCGATCAAGCGGGTGCTCAAGGGCCACAAGGCCGGGCTGACGGTGCCCGGCCTGGTGCGTGTCGATTTTCCGGCATCCGCTGTGCGCCTGCCCGAGCCCGGCCGGCGCTGGGCCTATCGAGCCATCCCTCTGCAGGTCAGCTACTCGCAGCAGTTGTAACCCATCCACCAGGCCGCCTCCGGGCGGCCTCTTCATTTCCGGAGGGCTCCATGCCCGAGATCATCGTTACCAGGCCGTTCAACTACCGCGAGGGGCTCGACGCGATCCACTACCCGGCGTCGAAGGGCGCCATCAGCGTTACCGCCGCCGTAGCTGCCCATGCCCTGGGCAAGGGCTACGCCACCGAGGCCAAGGCCAAGGCGCCGATTCCGGCAGCCACCGCCGAGCCGACCGGCGGCGACCAGAAGTAACCCACCCGAACCCATCAGGAGAGCCCCATGCTCCAGACCATCGACCGCTCGTTCATCGGCGAGGGCATCATCCATGCCCGCCTGTACGGATCGCAGGAACCGTTCCTGCCGCTCGGCAACTGCGACACCTTCAACATCAGCTTCGCCACCGACCGCAAGACGCTGCCCAACTACATGGGAGGCGGCGGCAACAGCAACGTCCGCGAGCGCGTCACCGACGTGACGTCCTCCATCGGAATGTTCGACCTGACCGCCGAGAATGTCGCCCTGGTGACGCGCTCCACCATCCAGGTGGCGCCCACCGCCGCGATCACCGACGAGGCGCATACCTCTCAGGGGGTTGCGCTGGAGTTGATCCCGTTCAAGTACCTGCCGGACCTGACCAAGCCCGTGACGGTGAAGACCGCGGGGGACGTCGAGGTGGCCCCGGGCACGGACTACCTGCTGGTACCTCACGGCATCCAGGTGCTGAGCGGCGGCAAGATCGATGCAACCGGCATCAAGGTCAGCTACACGCCGCGCCCGAGCCGGGCGGTGCATATGCTCAACGGCTCGCAGAAGGAGCTGGAGCTGTTCATCGCTGGCCTGAACGACGCGCAGTCGGGCGAGCCGTTCGCGCTGCGTCCTCGCCGCGTCAAGTTCGGCCTCCTGCAGGAACTGGCGGTGCTGGGCCAGGAGTACGCCAAACTCACCGGCCCGGCGGAACTGCTCGCAGATTCGCGCGTGACCGCGACCGACATTTCCAAGTTCTGCCAGATGGATCTGGCAGGATAAGAATGGAAATAAAAAGTTACTTTTGGAGAGGTAATATAAAACCTCTCCAATATTGCGAATATAAATAGGTCGGCCAAGTGTTGCTGTTATTTGGTGTTAATCCCCATATTTCTGGTAGGGGTGTCTTATTTATATTTGGCTAGGTTTAGTTCTGCGAGCCTGGAAACGGCTCGGTGGTCCTGCCTGTCGAGTGTAGGGCTAATAACTATTCGCTATGCAAGGAGCATCGCAAATGGGTACTTATCTGTTCCAATATGCACAAGATAAGGATTATGTGCTGGGTGTTTCCGATGAGCAGTCCGGCGCCAAAGTCGTACTGCGGAAAGCACAAGGCACGCCATATCGCTTCATCCTTTGGGATGTCGATCAGGACACAGGGGTGATCACCCTGAACTCGAGCGGCGGCCAGTTGGCGATCGACCCGCAGGGTGGGAAGGTTTCGCCACAGAATATCCTGACGCTGGCTGTCGTGAATTCGAGTTCGAAGAGCCAACGCTTCGATATGGTGACGAAACCGCTCTACATCTTGAGCGTCCCCGAACCGGGGCTCTGTATCGACAACCAGAATCGTGTAACTAAAGACGGCAACCCGATCTGGCTCTACGAGTTCAACGGTTCGCAGGCTCAGCAATGGATCCCGCAGCGACTCTCGTTCGCGAAGGCTGACTTCTAAAAAATTAGCCTTTATAGAGCCTCCAGTATTTCCATGCTGGAGGCTCTTTTAAATGGTTTGTAAGTAAGTTTTTGGTTTCTCTGTTGGGACGAAGTTGTGTCATTCAGAGACTTTTAGTGGGGCGTAATTTTTTGTGGCTCAAGAGAGTTAGCTAGTAATAGCCAGTTCTGATCTTAACCCGCCATATGGCGGGTTTTTTATTGTCCGGAGATTCTTATGGCGAGCCCAATGCAGCGCCTGATCCAGTTCGTTCTTCGCGGCCGGGACGAACTGTCGCCCGCCGCCCAGCAGTCGACCGAGGCGCTGGAAGGGCTGCGCACCACGGCGGCGAACCTGAACCGGCAGTTGGACGATGCGAAGGGTGCCCGCGGTCTGGTGACCACGCTCGGAACTACCGAGCGCGCCATTGCGCAGACGCAGACGTCGGTGCAGCGGGTGGACCGTACCATTGCGGACCTGCGCGAGGCGTTGGACCGCAACTCCGGTAGCCGGGGCCTGGCCGTATCCCTGCAGATCGCGGAACGGGACGCAGCGGGTCTGCGTCGGACCCTTGACCAACTGACCGCTCGGCACGCTGAGCAGCAACGTGCGGCGCGGGCGGCGGGCGTGGATACCGGGCAGCTTGCCAACGAGGAGCGGCGGCTGGCGTCGGTGGTCGACAACACCCGCGAGAGCATCGCGCAGAACAGCCGCGAGATCCGCGAGCTGGAACGTGCGCAGATGCGAGCGGCGCGGGAGGCGGCTGGCCACACCTCGCGCGTGACGGCGCTGCGCGAGGCCATGTCGTCCGGCGTTCGCCAGGCAGCCGCTTACGCCGCGGCCTTCGTCGGCATCCAGGCGGCGCTGAACCTGGTGCGCAGTGGAGTCGGCCTGGTGCGTGATGGCATCGTCTCGATGCTGACCACCGGCGACCAGTTCGAGAACCTGCAGAACCGGCTTACGTCGCTGATGGGCTCGGTTGCCGAAGGTGAGCGGGCAACCGCCTGGATCAAGACCTTTGCCAAGGACACGCCGCTTCAGTTGAGCGACGTCACCGACGCCTTCGCGCTGCTGAAGGCCTACGGCCTGGACCCGATGGATGGGTCGCTGAAAGCGATCGAGGACCAGTCGGAGAAGCTGGGCGGTGGCATGGAGCGCCTGGAGGGCATCACGACTGCCGTCGGCCAGGCCTGGGCGAAGCAGAAGCTGCAGACCGAGGAGATCCTGCAGTTGGTCGAGCGTGGCGTGCCGGCGTGGGACATGCTGGCCAAGGTCACCGGCAAGAATGCCGCGCAGCTGGAGGATCTGGCGAGCAAGGGCAAGCTTGGCCGGGACGTCATCAAGGCGCTGGTCGACGAAATGGGGCGCAGCTCCGAAGGGGCCGCTGCGAAGGCCATGAGCACCCTGACCGGTCTGGTCAGCAACCTCGGCGACACTGCGGCCGACTTTCTCAACCGCATTGCCAACGCCGGCGCGCTGGACCACGTCAAGAACAAGCTGAAGGAACTGGGCGATACCATCGCGCAGATGGACCAGGACGGGCGCCTCGACACGCTGGCCAAGGGGCTGTCGGATGCCTTCGTCCAGGGCTCGGAATGGGTCGAGCGCTTCATCAAGCGCCTGGCCGACGTCGATTTCGGCACCCTGATCGACAAGACCTCGGCCTGGCTTAGCAGCTTCAGCACCCAGTTGGACGACATGGCCTCGCGGGTGCAACTGTTCATCGCGCCGTTCCGGACGTTGTTCAACGGTGTCACCTCGGGCATCAGCGCTATCGCCCTGGCCTGGACCGGCACCCTGTCGCTGATGGTCGCCGGCATCGAGAAGGTGGCGGAGAAGATCCCGGCGGCGCTGGGTGGGGAGCGCATCCGCAGTTCCGTCGCCGGCGTCCACGACTTGCTCAGCAGCATGAGCGAGGGTTTCCGCCAGCAGATCCAGCAGGACGCGCAGGATATCGCGGATGCCTGGGACACCAGCACCACGGCCACCGCCTCCGCCGCACAGCAGCAGAGCCAGGCGATCACCGACACCTTCACCGACCTGAAGGCCGGTGCGAAGAGCGCGGCCGCCGAGTCGGTGCAGGCGGTGACCAGCCTGCAGAATGCCCTGGACCAGATCAGCGCGGTCAAGACCACCGAGCAACTAACCGCCCTGCAGGGGGAAATGCTCAAGGCCTACCAGGCTGGCACGCTGAGCCAGCAGGAGTATGCGAACGGCGCCGGTGTCCTCAACGCGAAGCTGACCGAACTGAAGTCGACCGCCAGCGGCGCCGCCCTGGGGGTGTCTGACCTCAGTACCGGCCTGGAGAACTTGAAGCAGGTCCAGGACGCGATCAGCAGCGCGAAGACCACGGTCGATATCCAGAACATCCGGACGGCGCTGGGCCGGCTGTACAACGACGGCACGATCAGCGCGCGGGAGTTCAACCAGGAACAGACCAAGCTGTCCGCCAAGATCAAGGAACTGAAGGCGGCCGGCGAGGAGGGCGCCAAGGGTATGCAGGCGGTCGCGGAGTCCTCGGACAAGGCGGCCAAATCGCTCTCGGACCAGCGCAAGGCCATTGGCGAATCGATGGAGGCGACCCGCAAGGGAGTAGCGTCGACGAAGGACGACATGGGCGCCTTCGAAGGGTTCTTCGGTGGGGTGTTGAGCACCGCGCGGCAGGGCGTCGCGCAGTTGAGCCAGGAAGCGCTGAACGCCTTCGACGCGATGCGTGGGATCTCCACCGTCGATCTCAGCATCGACACCAGCAGCCTAGACGCCACGTCGCGCTCGCTGGCCAAGGTCAGCGAGCAACTGGCCCGGATCAAGGCCGAGTCGGGCGTGGGCATGAGCGGTTTCGGGCGCTGGGCGATGGATACCCAGCGAGCCAGCCTGGAGATCCAGGCGGCGTACCTGGAGCAGAAGCGCAGCCTGCAGAGCCTGATGGACGACTACGAGCGCGGGACCGTGAAGCTGGGTGACTTCGTGTCGGCGGCCAAGGGCGCTCGAAATGGCCTCAGCCTGCTGAACGATTCGGACATGCGGCAACTGGAGAGCGCAATCGAAGCGGCCAATCAGAAGATCCAGCAGCTCAAGGAAGGCTCGAAGTCGACGCTGATCAGCCTGCGCGAGGAACTGGCGGGGCTGCGCGGCGAGCAGGAGACCGTGGATCGCAGCCGGTTCAACAGCCGCAAGGCTGAGTTGCAGCAGCAACTGGCCGAGGCCCAGGGCAGCGGCGACATGAACGCGGTACAGAACCTGATGACGGCGCTGGCCACCCTGCAGCAGATCCAGGCCGAGACGGATGCCAAGCGGCAGAGAGAGGAGCAGCAGAAGCGGGTGGACGAGCAGAACGCCGCCAAGGCCGCGGCGGCGCCGCCTGCCTCGCCGCCGGCTTCGAGTCCTCCGCCCCGGGTCGTTCGTTTCGAGACGCCGCGGGGAGCCGTTGACGTGGCGGTGGCCAGCGAACAGGACGAAACCAACCTGCTCGGCGTGCTCGAGCAGGCCAGCATGAGGACCGGCCGATGAGGCTCGATGCGGTGGAACTGGGCGACCAGTTCGAATGGGTGGACGAGTTCACCTGGGATGCGGTGGCACAAGAGCAGGAACGCTCCCTGACCGGCGCGCTGTTGGTGCAGGAAGGCACCAAGCTGTATGGACGCCCGATCACACTGCGTTCCGGGGGAGGGGTATGGACGCCGCTGTGGGTCGTGCGGCAGTTGGAGGTGCTGCGCGACCAGCGCCTGCGGGTCATGCCGCTAGTGCTGCCAGACGGCCGCGAATTCTCGGTGATCTTCAACCGCGCCGACGGGGCGCCGCTGGAAGCCGAACCGCTGTTCCGCGAGGTCAACCCCGGTCCGGACGCCGACTACCTGGTGACGTTGCGACTGCTCACCGTAGCGCCGCCCCCGGCGCCGCCCACCCCCGACCCTTGATCCCACACCCCGCCTCGGCGGGGTTTTCTTTTCTGGCTGGAGTGTTCCATGACGATCACCGTCGATGATGTAAAGCTGCTGAAATCCCAGCGCCTCACCGATGAGGACGACGGCGGCGGCCGTGCCACCGGGCAAGCCGTGGTGGATCGCGAGATCAACAACCTGTTTCCCGATATCTCGCGCCTGGACCGGACCATCGGCCGGATCAACCTGCGCAAGGCCTTCGCCGGCATCAGCTCGAACAGCGCCGAGCCGTACCTGGGCGCTCATGCCATCGTCACGCGGGCGCCGGCCGATCCGCGTGTCTCGGTGCTGCTGTTCAACACCGGCAGCCAGACCGATGAGCGCCGCGACGCGCGCAACGCCATCGAGTCCTTCGTGGTGCCGGCCGTGTCTGCCTCGTTCGAACTGCTGGGCAACCAGTTGCAGGGCCAGCGCGCCATCGCTTGTGTGCAGCGCGAAGAACAGCGGCTGCCCGAGATCGGCGAGGTCTATCAGTTGGTGTTCGAGTCGCGCTCGCAGTATGTTCGCATCACCGACGTCGAGGCGCGGCTGGAACAGTTCGCCCACGACTACGGCAACGGCAACTTCGTGAACTTCACCCGGCGCCGGCTGGACCTGTCGATCAGCGCGCCACTGGGCGCGACCTTCCCCGGCGGCCAGGTGACGCCAGGCGGTACCACCAGCCCGAAAAGCCAGGTGCTCAGCACCCAGGTCGCCGATGCCGCGCGGTACTACGGCATCAGCCCCCTGGCCGAGGCTGTCAGCCGCGGCGCGCTGAGCCTGCGGGTCAAGTCGGTCTATTCCCAGCTGGTGCCCAGCACCACCAGGGAGAACGCGCTGGTCGACCAACTGGCCGGCTACCAGCGGCGCCTGTTCGCTGCGGCCGGGCCGGCGCGGACGGTCAACCTGAATGTCGCGAACATAGGTAGTGGCAGGTCGCGGACGTTCCTCGGCACCGGCTGCGCGCCGGGTTCGCTGTCGCTGAGCGCCGGCGGCGGTGTGTTCGCCGACGACCGCAAGGGAGGCCTGCGCTACATCAGCGGTTCGAACTGGATTGCCACCGGTACCGTCGACTACGAGAGCGGCGCAATCGAGATGGCGGCCTCCGGCAGCGGCTGGAGCGGGACAGCGAGCGCCACCTACCAGCCTGCCGCGGCGGCGACGGGCGAAGCGGTGACCGGGGAGATCCCTATCGAACTGGGCAACCGCGGCTTCGTCTACACCCTGTCGCTGTCCGAAGCGCCGCCCCAGCCGGGCACCCTGGTGGTCTCGTTCCTCGCCCTGGGCAAATGGCAGGAGATCCGCGACCAGGGCAACGGCGAATTGGCCGGGGAAGGCACCGGCACGGTGGACTTCGCGACCGGCTCGGTATCCATCACCCTGAGCGCGCTGCCGGACGTGGGGAGTTCGCTGATCTACGCCTACGTCGGGCAGAACGATGCGGCGCTGACCCAGCGCACCGGCACCAGCGTGCAGGCGCGCGCGCGGATCAACCGGACGTTGCCGCACCAGGGGCTGTTGCCCGGCTCCTACAAGGCGACGTTCAAGGTCGGCGGGGTAGAGCGCACCGTGCTCGATAGCGGCAACGGCTCGCTCAGCGGTACCGGTGGCAGCGGCCAGATCAACTATGCCGACGGCAAGGTCAGCATGGAATTGAGCGCCACCCCGGATGCCGGGAGTGGGATCGTGCATACCTACCAGCAGGGCAGCGTGACGGACAGCCCGCTGGCGGTGACCTCCGACAGCACCGGCATGTGCATCGGCACTCTCCCCGGGGCGCCGCTCAAGGCGGGCAGCGTGCGCCTATCGTGGATCACCAAGCGTCGCCAGGCGGCACCGACCCTCGGTGCTGACATGGGCACCGGGGCGCTGCCGATCTTCGAATCGGAGATCACCGTGGACAACTCGGTGACCGACGACGACGCCGGCGGCTGGGCCGGGCGCGCCGGGACGATCAACTACGAGACCGGCGAATTCAGCCTGAAGGTGGCCGGCAACTACGTGTTCAAGGAGTACACCTACTACACCGACACGGTCGACAACTTCGGCATGAAGAAGCTGCGTCTGGTGGCCACCGATACCACGTTGCTGGAGGGGTTCGGCGGCACGCTGAGCGTGCGCGCGCAGAGCCGCGGCGTCGAGTACGGCGAGCAGACCGATTCGCAGACCGTCGCTCCGGTGACCCTGGACCTGTTGCCTGGTGTGGCCGAGCCGATCCTGCCGGGCTCGCTGGTGTTCACCTGGGCCGGCGAGGTCTACGTCGACCGCTCCGGTGTGCTCTACAAGAACATCAACAGCGGCACCAACGCCGGCATCGCCGTCGGCTCGGTGGACTACGCCGGCCGTACCGCGACGCTGAATACCTATGGCTCGGGGGCGGCGCCGACGGTCACGCTGCTGGCCTGCCTGACCACCAACGCCGGCTTCAGCGTCACCAGCATGACCTTCCGCACGCCGGGGGCGCCGCTGCGTTCTGCGAGCCTGCAGGTGACGGCGGTTCGCCTGGATACCGCGCAGATCGTGACCACCACGGCGGACGCGAACGGTAAGCTCAATGGCGCGGTGATCAAGGGTAGCGTCGATATCGTGACCGGCATCGTCCGGCTGCGCTTCACCAGCAATCTGGAGGACACCACTGGGGCCAGCGATATCCCGGTGATTCCGCTGCTGCTGCGCTACAACGCGGTCGTCTTCACCTCGCTGCCGCTGGACGCCACCCTGCTGGGCCTGGACCCAGTGCGACTGCCGGCGGACGGGCGGGTGCCAGTGTTCCGCGAGGGCGACGTGATGGTGGTTGCCCATACCGCCGAGACCACGGTGCCGAGTCCTCAAGCCGGGGGCGTGCTGCAGCTCGGCCGCGACCAGCAGGCCGAGATCAAGGTGGTGGACGCCAACGCGGTGGAACTGGCCTCGGCGGGCTACAGCGTCGACCTGGAACGCGGCCGGGTGACATGGGCCAACCCGCTGCTCCTGCAGGATGCCGAGGGCAACCCACTGACCCTCCCGCTGGTGGTGCGCGACCGGGTCGAGCACATGACCCTCTGCACCGAGGTTCAGGTGAACGGCGAGTTGGGAATCTCCTCGCCGCTGCCCTGGGATCTGCCGGCGGGCGAAACGCTGGCGTCCAGTGCGCTGAGCTGGGGCGACCTGCAGGCGCGGCTGCACCACTGGTTCACCCAGCGGACCTGGGATATCGGCTCGCCGAACTGGACCGACGAGCCCAAGGGCGACGGGACCACCGCCAACTACAACAGCCTCGCCTATCCACCGCTGATCGCCAACCGCGGTGCGATCGATGCGAAGTGGGCACTGGTGTTCAACTCCTCGACCAGTTTCAGCGTGGTGGAGGAGAAGCTGGGGGTCATCGCCAACGGCACTACCACCACCGACACGGCGCCGATCAACCCGGAGACGAACACGCCGTACTTCACCATCCGCAAGGAAGGCTGGGGCAGTGGCTGGGCGGCCGGCAACGCGGTGCGCTTCAACACCGACTCGTGCCTGGGGCCGATGTGGATCGTGCGGACGGTGCTGAGTGGCAAGGGCACCGTCGAGGACGATGAATTCCACCTGCAGATCAGAGGAGACGCGGACTGATGACCGCTCGACAGTACAGCTATCGGGACGCCGGCGCACCACCGGCGCTCTTCCCGTCGGCGGTGACGCCGTTCCAGAAGCTCAAGAGCTACCTGCGCGCGGCGCTGGTCGATGGCTACGGCAACAAGCCACCGGCAGGGTGGACCGTGGTGAGCGAGTTCGACACTGCCATCACCTTGGCTCCGGCGTCCAACTGTGCACAGATCACGTTCTGCCAGCACTTGCCAAGTAGTAGCGGTAGCAGCTATCGGGACTTCGTCGGGATCTTTGTACATGAGGGAATGCTGGATATCAGCACTCCGCTTCCAAAGGGGGTCAACACGCGATCACGTACGTGGTCGGCGGATACCAACCCCACCAGCAATGATGCCCATATCCTCTATTTGGGCTACATGTACTGGAACTACGCCACCTATTGGCAGATCTGCGCGGATGCCGAGACGTTTGTCTTTTGCATGCTGGCGGATAGGGGCTATGAGAATACGAGCGAGGACTACAGCCTCGGCCTCTATGTCGGGCAGTACGAGAGCTTTAGTGGCGCCTCTGGCGTCCAGGGATTCATCGCCGTCGGTGGCGCCCAGGGGTATCAGAGTTCAGCCAGCCGAAGTACCAACCGGTCCTTTGGGAGTGGGTTCAGTTCACTGCGTGACCAGCGCTCGGGGGAGATCATCCAGGGTGGCGGCGCTGGCGTGGGGGCGCTGATGGACCAGATGCAGTACCAGAGCATGTACTACGACAGGCCAGAGGGAGAGAATCCGCCCTATTGGCGTATGCAGCAGCCCTATGTGACGAACGGCGCGAACTACGTCGGCCGCCTGAAGGGTGTGTGTTTCGACCCGATTCTTGGCCACTACCGGCATGGGCACTTGCTGGATCGGCTTGGCCTGCCGCTGGCCGCAACCTCGGTGGCGGAGGCGGTGCAGATGGATGGCAAGACCTACTACGTGGATATGGACCGTTGGGGGCTCTGGTTCCTGTCTGTGGATCCGGTGTGGTGGCCAGCATGAGCGCGCTGGTGCTGCAGGTGATGCCGCCGGTACAGGTCAGGCCGGATACCTGGCTGCAGCGGTTCGGCATTGGTCCGAAGACCCTTCGCCCGCCTGTGGCGATCGCCTGGTCGGGGGCCGGGCAGGCGATCTACCAGACCCTCGCCGTGAAGGTCACCCGCGAAGGAGAGGAGACCTCGGCGCGCAAGATCGCCACGCTGTATCGTGGGGCGGTGGTCACCGCGACTGCGATGACGGCGTCCTTCCAGGTCTACGAGGGCGAGACGGTGCAGCGCTTCGAGGCATCGGGCCTGCGCGGACAGTTCGTGATCCAGGTCACCGACGAAGGCGACCCGCGCCTGGGGATCATTCGCTGGCCGGTCCTCGATGCCGATACGCGCCTGCTGTCCTATGACCTGACCGAAGGCTCGGGCGGTCGAGATCCGACCGACCCGGCGAAGGTGCGAGCGGTCGTCACGGTCGACGGCGGTGCGGCCTCGCGCCAGGTGGTGGTCATCGAGCGCAAGCTCGATGGCGAATGGCGGGTGGCCGGCGTGGGGCAGACGGCCGAGTCCGGGCGCGCCGAGATCGCTCTGGAGGTGACGGCCGGCGGGACCACTTACGCGCTTGGGCTGGATGACTGGGGCGCGGTGTTTGAGCCGCGTCTCGCCGTCAGCCTGGGCCAGCGCGTGCGTCCGACGATCTTCTCTGGCTGGCTCTACGAGGTGACCGAGGCCGGGGTGCTGCCGGTGGCTGAGCCGGAGTGGTGGCCGATCGAGGGCGACAACCCCAGCCGGGAGGTCGGCACGGCCCGTCTGCAGGCGACGCGTTACTACCGCCCGCTCAGCCACGGGCCCTTTCCTGTCGAGGCTCTATGATCAATGCGAGTTTCGGCGCCCCCTGGCAGAGGGCGGCGCCGCTTTCCGTGCGCGCCGTCCCGCTGCGCTGGCAGCGCCTGGTGCTTGCCGATGCGCGTAGCGGCGGGCTGTGGGGCTCTGGCCGACCACTGGCACGGCGTTGCGCCAGTGGCTGGTCCGGTGTACCGGTGCGTGATGCGGGCTGGGGGAGTGGCTGGGAGCACGCCGAGCAGCGCAACGCGACCGCCGGCAGCGCTTGGGACAGCACCCGGGTGCTGGACGTGGAGAGAGAGCTAGGCTGGGATCGGACGCTGCGTCCGCGTGATCGGCGCCTGTCGCTGATCTACAACCCGCGCCCGTCGCCCAAGGACGACGGCCGTCCACCCGGCTGGCGGCGCTCGGCCGAGTTCGACCGCTTCCGCGATGCGCTCTCGGAGAGGCGTGCCAGCCTCTACATCCCGACTGGCCTGCTCGATTTCAATTTCGGCCCGACCCGCTACACCCCAGCGAACACGCCCGACGTGTTTTTCGATTTCCGCTACGTGGCGCCGGTCCGTGGTATCCGGCCGGTGGACGCCGGGGCGCGCAGCAGCTACGGCAGTCCTGCCCGCTTCGATGCGTTGCGGCGGATTCCCTGGGTATGGGGGCGGCCGACCGATCCGGTGCCGACGGGCATTGTCTACCCCGACTATCCGGGGCCGGTGGTACCGATAGATCCACCCGCCGAGCCCGAGATACTGGAGACCTACATGATAGGAAACACGGTCACCCTGGTGGTGCTGCCGAGTCGCACGCCGCTGGATGCGACCAGCATTCGCATCGGCCTGGATATCGACTCGTTCGCCTGGTCGTTCTCGGCTGACCTGTTTGGTCGCACCTCGCTGGACCTGGCGGCGCCGGATGCCAACGGGCCGAGGACGGTAGAGCTGGAGATCAACGGCTGGACCTGGCGGTTTCTGGTCGAGCGTTACAGCGGCAGCGGCAAGCATCCGAGCGAGCGCTACACCATCAGCGGCGCGAGCCGCACCCAACTGCTGGACGCGCCCTATGCGCCGAAGCGCAGCGCGGTGAACACGGCGCCGCTGAACGCACGTCAGGTTGTCGACGACCAGTTGCAGTACACCGGCTTTTCAGTGTCCTGGGACGTCGAGAACATGGGGCCGCCGGACTGGACGCTGCCGGCCGGCGCCTTCAGCTACCAGGACCAGACGCCGATGCAGGTCATCGTCAAGCTGGCCGAGGTCGCCGGCGGCATCGTCCGGCCGGGCCTGATGGACGACTCGGTGACGATCCTGCCGCGGTATCGTGAGGCGACCTGGTACTGGGACACCGCGATTCCCGACCGGATCATCCCGGCCGCCATCGTCGCCGAGTGGGGCAGCGAGTGGAGTCCCCAGCCGGCATGGAATTTCGTCTACGTCAGCGGTACCAGCTACGGCGTCAGCGTGCAGGTGCGGCGCGCCGGTACCGCCGGCGAGGAGTCGGCGCCCGACGTCATGGAGGACTGGATGACCGGCACCGAGGTGGCGCGCTCGCGCGGGATCTGCGAGTTGTCCAAGGGAGGCAACCAGGCGATCGAGACGCGCCGTATCCCGTTGTTCCAGAAGGATGATGGGGTACCGGGCCTGGTGCAGCCTGGAATGCTGGTCGAGGTGAGGGACGAACAGGCGACCTGGCGCGGGCTCTGCCTGGCCACCGATATCTCGGCCGAGGGGGTAGGGGCTAGCCGCGTGTGGCAGACCCTGCGCATCGAGCGCCACTACCCGGGAGGCTCCTGATGGCGACGGTCAACCCCTGGCGTCGGTTCATCGGGCTCTTACCGGGCGGCGCGCGCACGGTGGGGGAGGTGATCGACGTCGACGAGGGCGCCGGCACCTGCCGCGTCCGCCTGCGAAACAACGTCGTGATCGCGGCCCGGGGCACGGCGGTGCCGGCCGGGCAGATGGCGTTCATCAGCGATGGCATGGTGACCGGGCCGGCGCCGCAGCTCCCCCAGTTCGATATCGAGGTTTGACTGAGCCGAGCCGACCAGCTTGTAGGCATGCTGGTCGTACCCGGCATCGGAAAAACTCATCTGGGTTATGCGGCAAGGCTCAGATTCAGCGAGAACTGTATTTCAACAGATCGACCAAGGCTTCCCGGATCTATTCTATTACTTATCTTCTATAATGCTAGACTCTGCTCCTTCGAAACCGCTTAACCAATGTGGCTCATCAAGGAAGTACTTGGTTACAGTAAATCCGTCAGGGAACTCTTTGAACCCTGGGAGTTTTAGGTATTTGGGGATTTCTGAGTTTGCCCTATCCTCTGTGCTGAATACTCCTAGAAGCTTATAGCTTTCACTTTCAGAGTCTCCGTATGTATGGTGGAGTATGAATACGTTATTCATCAGTGCCTCCATTTTTTAGGAATTTGATTACTTGGGGTCTATGAACGATCTGTCACCCCATTTTTTGATCTGGTTGTATTCAGATCCTGGTCCGTCTTTCCAGTTACCTTTTCCATATTTTTGATCCATGATGCGTTTGGCAAAGTCTTTCCCTGATTCGCCTTGATATGGCCTATCCCCTTTTGCCCAGCTTGGAACGTCTTTAGCTCCTGCCTTTCCTGAAACTCCTGGCTTGTTGACTTTCCAAGGACCTTTGGGGCCAAGTGGAGGCGCAATTCCCAAGACTGGGGTCTGTACTTCGTAGGTCCAAAGGCAGTCGGAGGCTTTAAACACACGAAAGCCATAGACCATATTCCCCCATAGCCATCTATCAATGCTACTGTTCACAGACTCCTGATAAGCAAGAGCATCTGCTCGTGCCGCAGCCTCTGTTGCAAACATATCCCCTGGAGCCAGTCCTAGTGGATCTGAAAGTCCGAGTGGATTTCCCTCTACATATCCATATGTATTTAACCCTCCTACCAACCCAATCGGATCACTCTCCACATACCGCCCAGTCTCCGGATCATAGTCGCGGAAGTAGTTGTAGTGCAGCCCGCTCTCCGCATCGTAGTACTGCCCGGGGAAGCGCAGGTTGACCTGGGTGCTGCCCTGGCTCAGCGCTTCGCCGCGGCCGAAGGCGTCGGACTGCCACTGCCAGGCGATCTGGCCGCTGGCGTCGGTGGCCAGGCGCGGGGTGTCGAGGTGGTCGCCATGGAGGTAGAGCAGGGTCGGGTTGCCGACCTTGCCCTGGGCGTCGTAGTCGGCGTCGATGGTGGCCAGCGGCAGGCTGTCCAGCCACAGGTAGTACTGGGCTCGCAGTTTCCGGCCGCTGCCGTCGTGTTCGGCTTCGCCGAGCAACTGGCCGTCGGGACCGTAGAGGTAGGTGGTGACGCTCTCGGGGGTGAGCTTGACGATGCGCTGGCCGAGGGCGTTGTAGCGGTATTCGGCGACCTGCTGGCCGTCGAGGCTGACGCTTTGCAGGCGGCCCTGGGTGTCGTAGGCCAGTTTGCGTGCGGCGCGGTCCTGGGTGAGGTTGCCGGCGGCGTCGCTGGTCACCGCTTGCGCGCCGATGGCGGTCAATCGGTTGCTGTCGGGCGCGTACTGGTAGTCCTGGCTGCTGGCGGTGCCGCCTGAGGCGGGGTTGTCGCTGCGTTGGGTGCGGTTGCCGACCGCGTCGTAGGCGTAGCTGCGCCCGCCCTGGACGCCGCGTTCCTCGGTCAGGCGGTCCAGCGGGTCGTACTGGTAGTCCAGGGTGCCCCAGAGGCTGTGGCGGTGCTGCTGGATATTGCCATTGGCATCGTGCTGGTAGTCGCTCTGCCAGGGGCCGACCTTCTGCCGCAGCAGTTGGTAGTCCTGGTCGTACTCGCGGCTGAGGGCGATGCCGTTGCCCCAGGTCAGGCGCTGCAGCGGGCCGAAGGGCAGGTAGGCGATCTGCCCGACCAGGGTGCTCGGTGCCTTGTCGCCCACTGCCAGGGTCACGCTGGCGACCTGGCCGCCGGCATTGCGCGGGTAGCCGATGGCGAGGCCGGAGGGGTAGCCGATCTCCAGCAGTTGGTTGGCCGCGTCGTAGCGGTAGGTCACGCGGTCGAGCAGGGTCTGCTGGTCGAGGCGGATGCTGCGTACCTGCTCGACCAGGTTGCCGCGCTCGTCGTAGCGGTACACCAGGCTGTCGCGGGCACCTTCGATGGCGCCCAGGCGGCCGATGCCCTTGTTGCCATCGGCGGTGAGGTCGTAGCGGTACTGTACGTCGAGGCTCGGGTCGCTCGGCGAGTGGCGCTCGATCAGGCGATTGAGGGCGTCGTAGCGATACTCGGTGACCGTACCGCGAGCGTCGGTGCGGCGGATGACGTTGCCGGCGGCGTCGTGCTCGAAGGTGGTGGTGCCGCTGTCCGGGCTGACCAGTCGGGTCAGGTTGCCGAGGCCGTCGTATTCGTAGCGGGTGGTGACGCCGCGCGGGTCCTTGACCTCGGTGAGGTTGTCCTGGGCGTCGTAGGCGAGTTGGGTCTTGCCGCCGAGGGGATCGCTCTGGCCGACCAGCCGGTCGAGGGCGTCGAAGGCCTGGCTGTGGGCGAACTGGCGCGGGTTGGTTTCGCCGACCGGATTGTCGTTGAGGTCGTAGGCGAAGCTGCGTGTCTGGCCGCCGGCGCCGACCGCACGGAGCAGCCGGCCAAGCTCGTCGTAGGCCCATTGCTGCTGGCGCACCAGGCTGCCGCTGGCGTCCTTGATGCGCTGGGCGGTGCGATTGCCCTTGGTGTCGACGTCGTATTCGAGGCGTTCGCCGAGGTTGTTGCCGATCGCCACCAGCCGCCGTGCGTCGTCGTATTCGTAGCTCAGCCAACTGCCGTCGCCACGGGTGACGCGGGTGATCTGGCCGACCGCGTCATAGTCGAAGCGGGTGGTGCTGCCGGCGGTGCTGACGGAGGCCAGCCAGCCGTCGACGCCGGTGTAGGCGAGGCTGCTGGTGACGCCGTTGGCATCGGTGATGCTGCCGGGCTTGCCGCGCTCGTCATAGTCGCCGAGGCGGGTGACCTGGCCGAGGGCGTTGGTCACCTGGGTCAGGTTGCCGCGACTGTCGTAGGCATAGAGGGTGACGTCCTGCACATCGGTGCGCGGACCGTCGGCGCGCTCGATCAGACCAAGGGCGTTGTAGCTGTAGCTCCAGGCGCGCTCGGCCGCCTGCGCGGGCAGGGCGAGGGCGCAGGCCAGGGCGAGGGCGCCGAGGCGGGGGAAGTATGGGGGGATGCGCATGGGTGTCGTCCTTGTCAGCGGGTGGTGACGGTCTCGCCGGTCTTGCGTCCCTCGGCGTCGTACTGGTAGCGGGTGATCCGGCCGGGCTCGCTGACCTGCACCGGGAGGAACAGGGTCGGGTGCCAGTCGGTTGTGATGGTGCGCGCCTGCGGGGTGCCGGCGGCCTCGGTGCGCGAGGTCTCCAGGCCACGAGCGTTGTACTGGTAGGTGGTCAGGTTGCCGTTGTTGTCGCGTTTGCTGCTGAGCAGGCCGCGTTCGTCATAGGTGAAGGTGGAATTGCTGCTGGGGCAGTTGGGAGAGGGTTCGCCTTCGATGGCGACGATGCGCTTGATGCCCTGGATCACCTGGAAGCGGTAGGTGGCCTGCTTGCCGTATTCGTTGGTGACGGTGGTGGAGCCGTCATCGTTGTAGGCGAGGGTGACCTTTTCGGCGCCGTTGGCGTGTTCGCTGGAGATGGCGCGGCCTTGGTTGTCGTAGGCCCAGGTGGCGAAGCGGCGATTATTGTTATCCTGGATGCCTGTAAGTAGTTTTATGTTCCTCGGGTCGTCATAGAGGTACTGTGTTTTCGTGCTGTATTGCCCATCTGTTCGTGTTACCGAAGTGAGTCGCTGTTCCTTGTCGTATGTGTACTCAATGGATATACCCCCTGTCTGAGCGCGAAGGAGTTGATGGTTGGTTCCCTCCGAGAGAACGAGCTTGTTGCCATGCTCGTCGCTAATCGTAAGACTAGCGCCTCGCTCTACACGATACTTGCGACCTTCCTTGGTGGTGAGTTTAGTGAGTTTTCCACTCTGGTCGAACTCCATCACCTCGTTGAGTTCGGAGGTATATATAAATCTCCCTGGTAACCGGCTGAGCCTACCTACGTCTGCGATGGAGGTTAGATCTTTTCCCGACCCCGTGAACTCCGAGGCTTTTCCGTTTTCGCGGTAGAGTAGGAAGCCATCATCCTTGCGTGTTATACGCGCAGAATACGAATGTCGCCACAAGCCGTCCAGGCCGTTGTAGTACCGGTTCAACGGGATCGGAATACTTAAGTCGCTTTCAACTTGGTATTTGTTGCCATTGGTGATGTTGACCGGGTTTCCTGCGCACCCCTCCGGTGGCGGAGCCCCCTTGTCGGGGCCATTTTTATCTGGAAGCTTACAGCCAATATCATCCATTTCATAGCCCGGACGACAGTCACAAGTCCCTGTTTCAACATTAAGCTCAGCGCCCAGCGGGCACCTATCGCCTTTCAAATAAACATCCGGAGTCGGAGAAAAAATACTCTTACCGCCAGAGCGAACCACGCAATAGAAAACCTTCCCTGCATCAAGTGGATTTGACGACGGCTCCATAACAAAAACCCGATCCGGGTCATGAGAGACACCACTAAAATAAAGATCACACGCAGCAGAGGGAGACGAAAACCGCTTACCCAAATAAGGCATGTACCAGTAATAGTACTCAGCCCTAGCGCCCTGAGAAAAGAACAACGCGAGCATTAAACACGATACAGAAAGTAGCTTCCCCTGAGCTAATAGACTTGCCTTAGTCCTCATTTATCCTTTCTCCTGGGCCACAAAAAGCTTCGTTTCCTGCCACTTCCGGTTCGCAGTGAAGCCCCCTCGATCATCTACCCGGCTTACTATTCGCCCCAAATCCAGTGCCGATCATAGCCGGCAGTCGAGTTTCGTATAGATGTTCACTGTATTCCGTGAGCGAGTCTTAGGTTCTGCGCGAACAGTCGGTGCGGGTAGAGCCGGCGCCATGACAAGCTGGAGCTGAGCCTGCGGTTCCCTGAACAGTTGCTGATAGAGACCGATGGCCCGGTGGAGTTACCGCGATGATCGACTGGAGCCAGGTAAAGACCGCTGAACAGCAGGCGCAAGAACGCTGGCAGGCTGAGTACGATGCCGCAGCCGCGGCGCGGGCGAATGCCTACCGGCTGGAGAGTGACCCGCTCAAGACCGAGGCCGAGTTCGACGCTATCAAGGCCGGCGTGGAACCGGACTACTCTGCCTGGGTCGCCAAGGTCGAGGAGATCAAGGCCCGCTTCCCGTTGCCTGGTCCACTACCCGAATAGGTAGTTGTGACGAGGTTCGCGTTTTTGCCACGTTCCGACAGTCTGATATGCGGAGTAGATAGGGATGTTGGTATGGACGAGATGTTGCGGCGTAGGCTCCGGGCGGAGTTACTGGAGGTGGGGTTCCTCAACCAGTGTTGCCTTGACCTGATGGAAAGCATGGAGGCTGAGTTCAGCCTCACTGATGACCAGCGCGAGTGCATCGAGCAGCTCAGCCGATTTCTGCAGGAAGGGATCGGCAAGCTGACATCCCTGTCCGAGCGCGTGGCGGCCGGTGATATCGTCGTGCTCTGTTGAGAGCTTGTGGTTCCTCTAGATAATCAAAGTCATAACTGAATGATGAGGTGTGGCGGGAAGAGGAAATAAAACTCTAAACCGCCACACGCTGATAGCTCAGCCCAATCGACCTCAAAGGGAAAGTACTATTTTAGAAGGTGTCATTTACTTTTCTTCCTATGATTTGGATCTGCAGTTGAGGCTGCCCTGTAACGGTACCTATAAGATCAAGGTGCCCCGCCTCGAAGTCTATCTTTCCGTCTACATCCAACTCGAAGTTATCGATGTTGACCACGGTTCGGTTTCCATCTCTCCACTTATCAATATGGAGCTTTCCGGTAAAGGGTCCTGTCTTCTGTGGGGCGGCTCCACGATAGAGATAGTGATCATCTCCGCCGTTGATGCTTCCGTTCTTTATTACAACCAATCCTTGTCCTGAGTCTTGAAGGTTGGACTTGAATTGAACGTGGAAAATTCCTTGGCTCAT